CACAACGCGACGGCTTTGCGTTGATCATGATCATCGAACCGGCAAGACCCGCGAATTGCTGTGTGCTCATTGCAACCATGGCCTTGGCAAATTCAACGATGATCCCGAATTGCTCGAAGCTGCAGCCGCGTACTTGCGGAAACACCGCTAACTCATCGCTTCTCGTACGCAGCCCAGAACGTCCCCTTCTGCATCCACCCGGGAGCAACGCTCTCGTCGAGCACACCGTCCTCAATTCGGTGAAATCCGGCATCCAGGATCATGCGATTGACATCGAGCCCGTCGTCTGCCCATTCGTCCTTGCGCACGGGAACGCATCTGTCCCGATTGTTGACGATGATCAGCTTGCCCTTGATGAATACGGACTCGTAGAGACGTGCGACGGCGCGATCGACGTCGGCGCAGTGCTGCAGCGCCCATACCGAAATCGCCGCGTCGAACATCTCGCCCAGCACAAGATGATCAAACATGTCAGGCGACATCGTGCAAAAATCAGGACTGTCGACGAGATGACAGGCCATCCCGCGCATGCTGGGGCTGATATCGATCCCGACCACACGGCATTGACGCTCCTCGATCAACGGCTTGGCCAACCGGCCAATGCCGCAGCCGTAGTCGAGGACCGTCGCGGTGCGCTCGATGAAGCGCTCAAACAGCTTCATCAGCGCCACGGTCTCGTCGATCCACCGTCGTTCGGCCGTCATGCCTTCGGTCGGACTCACGATAAGATCGATGGCGTCGGTGACCGTCTCGACAACGTACCGCTTGGGGTCGTAGCCTTTGATCACGGACAGCGCGCAAGCCTTAGATCGCCCTTCTTCAAATACTCCGCCAAGTTCGGGTGCAGCGGCACCTTCTCCTTAGTCTTGCCCGGCGCGATGGCGACGGCGCGGCCGTAGAAGTTATGAACGACGCGCAGCGCCTTCGCGGTATCCGGTGAGGTGATATTGTAGAACACCGGTCCGACCGCTTTGTTCTCCTCGGCCAGCTCTGCCAATTTGGTTTCCCGCGGCGTCGGCTGCATGACCGGATCAGGCTCCGCAGGCCGCACAAACGGTTGTTTACCGTGATCTGACATAATCACTCCTGAGTAGCCGGGCTGTCGCCCGGCAGGTTACGGCGAACCGACGCCGCTGACGCCGTCGACATAGCGCACTGCGCCGGGACGACGGATTTCGACCGAGCCGACGCGGAAGATGCCAGGAATGTCGAACTGGATCGCTGAACGCTGAAACACCGGCAAGAACCGATGCGGCATCGGGACGTGCATTTTCAGCACGCGCGGATCGCGACGATAGGCGATCATCCGGCCGCCGCCGTCTGCGCCTGCAGTATCCAGACCGAGAACTCCGCGGATAGTAAGCGGCGCGCCGGTCGTGGCCGTGTAAAGGTTGTACTTTTGCAGATAGTCCAGCGCGTTCCCATAGGTGTTGGGAATGCGAATGTTGGCAAGCTTCTGCATTTCACCAATCGGCAGCAGCACGGTATCTGCCATCTCGACGGTCAACGATCCCTCGTACACGCCGGTAAGCGCGTCCTGCACGTCGGTGATGATCTCGTCGGCGGTCTTGAGCGACCAGTGCGTCGAACCTCCGGCGCCGGTTTTCGCGGTCACCACGGTGGGGTATATTGAGTTAAACAAACCCGTGATGTTCTTTGCGGTGGAACCACGATAAGCGTGATTATCCATGAACATCTCATACGCAAATACTGCAGCCTCGGCGCGTTCCGCCGTGAGATTAAGGCCGGGTATCATCATGGCTTGGCCTAACTCCTCGAGGGAGTATGTATACCCAATGCCCGCCATTTCGATACCTTGCTCGAACTTATTCCGATTGATATCAGCAAACGGAATATCGGTACCGAAGTTTGATACCCATTGCGCCTGACCGACCTTATCCAGACTGAAATAGGTAACGGTCTTCGCCCATTCACCCGCAGATGAATCAATAGGTATCAGCTGCGTGTAAATAATTTCTGGGTATTGCGTCCTATAAACTTCCGCCTCCAGATAGGAAGTTTGGCTCAACAGAAAACCAAGCGCCTGTTGAGGGTTGTCATAGATGTCGAATCTCATCGAACTAATCCTTTCTGTTTGATGTCGATTGCATCTATCGACAGCCAAAACTGCTGTGTTGGGGGTTACCGGTTGCCAGCGATATTGCCGAGCCGAAGCAGAGCGAGCGCGCCTGCGGCAGCGCCGGTCATCCAACGGGCGTCCTCAATGACCGTGCCGCCGGAATGGCCGAGCTTTCCTGTCGTGGTGGAGTAGTAGACCGCTTCGCCTGCAGTGACCGCATTGTCCGGGATTACCCAGATGTCGCCCATCGCCAGCACAGCCGCGTTGTCGTTTTGCGGATAGCTGTCAAGGGTGAGCGCAGGAGACACATCGGCGCGGCCGATAGTGGGATCGGCACGAGTGATGCCGACAAACGCGGTGCCACCGAGGATGACGCCACGGTCGTTGGTGCCCTGAGAGACGGCGAGCCCGAAGCCGATGCCCGCCGCGGTCTCGACAGTCTTGCTGTCGGTGACCGAGTTGGTCTCGTCGGCGAGCATGCCGTTCTGAGCGATAGGCTGATATCTGACATACGTGCTTTGAACAGGGGCCGGTTGCAACATGGCGCCCACTCCTTTCAGTTTGATTTGCGGGATGCTCTTTTCCCCGAGCCGAGGTCGGTTACTGCTTGGCCAGCGTGTGCTGCGGACCCTTCCAGGCATTCTGCTGGGCCTTCTGACGCTCAAGCCACGCGGCATCACGGAGAGCCTTGGCGTCGACCAACGACCCGCCGCCGAAGTTCAGACCGGAAAGCGCATCGGCCATCCGGCTGACGCCGTGGCCGCTCATGCCGCCGATCTTCACATCGCGCGTGAGCGCGAGGAACGCACCGGCGACTTCGCCGTCCGACATCGCCGACACATCACCAAGCTGAGCGGTGGCGACCGCACGCTTGATCTCTGCCGGTTCCTTGCCGTCGAAGTTGACCTTGCCCTGCATAAGAGCGTCGGCCTTCATGCGCACTTCAGTGCGCTCCTTGACGCGCGCATCCATGGCGGGGCCTGACAGCTCTTTCTTCGCGTCTTCGAGCTGCTTTTTGAGAACGACGATCTCGCCCTTGAGCGCATCCATCTCGCCGCGGGTCTTCTTCTCTTCCTCCTGCTCCTCCTCGGCCTCTTCACCGGCCTTTTTCTTGGCGTCGGCCAACTGTTTCGATAGCAAGGCAATGGCGTCCTGCACATGCTTAGCGGCCAGCTCGCTCGCAAACTCGATGGGCTGACCGTCGATGACAATGCGTGTAGACATATTCAAACCTCCATTCTTGTCGTCCCCGATGGTCAACAGCGATCCCCCTCTGGCGGCTGGGACAACCGCCAAATGGTTTCCTCGGATACGAGTTTGGATCGCGTCGTATTTTTCCCCGGCGGGAGTGACGCCGTCTTCCCATTTGATATCGGTGGAATAACCTACGCTCAGCTCTTTCACCCCCGCGTCAAACGCATCGATGGCGCGAGAATCCATCATCACCATCGGCACGCGGATGCAATCGCCGTCGCGAGTTACGTCTTCACCGATGTGGCCAATGGCGTAAGTTTTCCAGTTCTTGGCGTCCACCATCTCCGGCGGATGCTCCAAAGTAATGGGGCGATGCGCCAAACTCTGCATCGCGCGCCTGGAAAACACCTCTTCAGGCGGCCGATAAACCCGCACCACCGGCAAGTCAGGACGGCCTACTTCCTCGCCGTGATAGAGTTGGATTCCGGTGCGTGCTATTCGCGCGGTGGCGACTAAATACCCGTCTTTGGTTTTGCGAGGTTTGCCGTCGAGTATGAGAACGCCATCATTGAAATTGCGGCGATCACCGCATTTCAGGCAATCGTCTTCGTCCTCATCGTCATCGTCATCATCCGGATCGGCGTCTTCGATATAACCGTCCCCTCCGCAAGTCGGACAGGTGTCGCCGTCGTCATCCTTGCCGGTGCCACCACAGTCGGGGCAATCGCGGTCACCCACAGCGTCCCAGGCTTCCTTGATAGCCTCCAGCATCGACGGTAGCGCATCCCAGTTCTCGGGGAGCATTTCCTCCGCTCCTAGCGCCTTAGCCCGCTTCTTGATCCAGGCTTTGGTCGCACCCTTGTTCTTGGCGCGGCCGAACGCCTGAATGGCATTCTTCAGATCGCCCTTGTTCTCGATGGGATACCCGCCGCCACCGGGCATAGCTTCGCCCTTCTTGGCCAGCTCCTTGCGGCGCTCGCCAGAAAACTCCTTGTCGATCATGGCTTCATCTCCGTGCGAGCCCCACTGCGAGGTGTGCCCATAGGCGTGCGTGTGCGCACTGCCCCAGCCCTTGGTTTTCACGCGGTAGCCGCCAACCCACTCGCTGGCCTTGCCGCGCTTTTCTTTTTCTTTTTCTTTCTTGTTGCGGCGACGCGCTTCTGCAGAGGCTTCACGAGCCTCTTCAGACCAGATATCCCACCACTTCCGGTCCTTTGCCGACTTATGGCCCTTGCCGCCAGTGAAATCCTCGGCGGCGTACAGCAGGTTGACAATGTTGGTGTCGACCCGGCGGACACTCATTTTCTTATCGTCCGCTAAAATATTATCTCGCGCGTCTAAACCAATTTTAGCGGCCCAGGAATGATGCCCGTCGAGAATGTAATTGTCGCGTGAGACTACGATTGGACGGTCTTGCAACGACCGTCCTTTTTCAGTTTCCATGTACTTGGCGACACCGGCGACCTTGCCGCCGTTCAACTGGTTCTGCGTCGCACGCAAATGCGCGGCGTATTCGGTATCATTCGAAACACTATAGCCTCGGTCCTTCATCCATTGGACGAAATGTTCGGCATCGCCCGGCTGCCCATCCGGAGCAAGCTGCGGCATGAAATCACGTTCAATATTCAGGTTCTCCGAACAGAATAGGTTTGTTCCGTGGACCGATACATTGCACAAATTAAAATCAGGGGCCTTCTCGCCCTTGGCAATCATATCCTTGGAGATATCCCCCAAACGATCAAGCAATGTCGACACTTCATTCGGCTGGTTCAATTCGACCTTGCGATTCTCTGATAGCGCCAATGCCGCATCGTCGACATTCGTGGTGTGAATCACTCCGTGTTCGTCGACCTTGGCTTCCGCCGAGTAGCCTTCGCCGGGGTGGTTATGGTTGTTGCCATGCTGCCAGTTTTCGGAAGCCGCACCCCGAGCTTCTGCGCCACTCTCTTCACCACCTCCTTGACCAGAAGTGTACTGGTTGCCTCTGAACGGGTGCCCCAGGAGATCACCATCTTTTGTTCCCCACTTGTCGCCCTTCTTTTTGAACTTGGTTTTGACAGCGGCCCAGGCGATGGCGTGAGCCTTGGCCTCACCGTATTTTTTGTAGGCGGCATTGAAGGCAGCCCGGTAGATAGCCTGTCCGTGAGCAGGCACCTTTTCAGTTCCGCTGGGGATGTCTTTGCTACCGTATGGCATAGACGTGCTCCATCACTCGCTCAGGAGACCTGAGCGAGTTGGGTGGGCTTCAAAATGTTTGGTTAATCAGTACTTGGGTGCTGGCTAAAACATCAGCGGCCCTTCGGGGCTATTTCTGCTGCAAGAACTCGGGTAACTCGGCCTCATCTTCGGCTGTCCAGGTCTCTGGATCGTAATCGGGCCAGTTGGTCGCAATATAATTCGCGCGCGTGATCGGCACGCCATGCTTGCGCATGATCGACAGGATTGCCTCCTGTCCTGGTGTTAGGCTCTCATCCATTGCCAAAACATATCCATCAGTGTCTTGCGCGCGGTCGTGAATACTTGCTCGCGCGCTTCATCGATCGTGAGCTTGCCTCGATTGAACTTTTTCCAGACCTCGCCGACTGCCGTCTTTACTCGCTTGCCGGTTTGCGTATCGCCGAACAGACGCTGCTTGGCTTCCCATACAATCGACTGCAACTCACGCGGCTGCACGTTCATTGCCTTTGCCGCCTGCCGGTAAGCATCGGCGTAGATCGGATAAGTACCCTGCACGCCGGTGACCGCGCTGCCAGACGCGCCGACATAGCCTTCCGGCTGGTCTTTCTTGACCATTGTCGATTTCAGGTTATGCACCACCGAGACATCGTTTTGTGTCGATGGCGTCAACCACGCGGCGCCGACCGCATGCGTGTCAATGGTCACATCGTGGTTCGCAGAGTTGGGGTCAAGGATGTTGTTGTAGAACGATCGAACCTTGTGCTTCTTGCCCATTGCATCAAAAAGCGTCTTCAGATCACCCTTCGATCGATATGCAGCTACTGCGTTGGTGATGACAGTCGTGTTTTTCCATGCTGCTATCTTCGGCTTGCCTTTATCAGTTTTCGCGATCTCCCCGGACGTACCATCCGGATTGATCATCGGAAAGTGTCGGTCCGAATGCGCTTCGTTCTCGGTCCTGATCCACATCGCCATGCGCTGCTGAGCCTCTGGAGTATCACCCTCTAACTCGCGCAGCGACTTGCCTTTGATCTCGGGGTATTCGTCGACCATCGCGCCTTTTGACCAAATCCTATTGCCGACTTTGGTCATCTTATCGTCCCACTTCATGTCGCGCTTATTAGTCAGCGTATCCATGACAGTGCGGGCTTGGTAGACGTTGGCGAACCATTCACTCTGCGGCGACAACGCAGCGACCACGCCAGATGCCGAGGCCACATCGATGCCCGCCTTCTTGCCTTCACTATCGGCAATCGAATGCGCGCCCTCGTACCAGTGGCGCCAGTTCTCGAAATCTTCTTTCGAACCGAAGTAGCCTTCTTTTACCTTCCTGGCCAGATACACCAGATTGTCCGCCATGCGATCGCGCAAGGCATCAGCCATCTCTGATGTCGATTTGCCGCGCAATTCTGCTGGCTGCATACCCGGATAAAACCGCTTGTCCTTAAACAGGCCGACGTTAAACGCGTGCAGCTCGGAGTCCTCTTCAGACGCCTTAATGTCAATGCGCTTGTACTGGCGCCGTGCCTTCTCAAGCTCCCCTTTTCCCTCTTCGCCAACCCCCTTGGCTGTAATGTTGCGCGACGAGATCAACTTCTCATGACCCTCCGAGCCTTCGAGCTTGGTCCACCGTCCGTGCGGATCGCGCGGCTGATCGGGATCAAAATCGTCAAGTTCTTCGACAATGTTGAGGGTGCCGTCCTCCAACATCCCTGGCGGGGTCTCGTCCAGAATGTCCGGCACCCCGCTCATGCTTCCTCCAGCGTCACATCGTACTTGCCATCAGGCGCTTCCTTGACGGCCTTCACCCGGAACTGCGAACCGCTCTTGAACAGCACCTCACGCTCTCCGCGTTCTCTGGCGATGCGCGAAATATCCTTACCATGCTTGCCCTCGATGGTAAAATTCACCAAACGGCGGTTTTCGAGATAGGTGCTCCCCGAGCGCGCCGTGCTCATAAAACTCTCTTCGCGAATAACCTTCCCGACCGCCTTCTGGTAAGCCTGCAGAACCTCGGGCTTGTTGCTGCCGACACGGTACGACGTCGCCCCAAAATCCTCGATGCGGTCAAGCGCGCTGTCGAGCTTGTCGGCGAAGTCCCGCACCTCCGGCGTCGGCTTGCCCGATCGGAGTGCCGCGTTGACGCCGAGGAACGCCTTCGAGTCCGAATATTCCGCGATGGTGTTACGTTCGCCCAACGACAGCCCGGAAAATTTCGGAATGTCCTCATCGTGCTCGAAGTCCTTGCCGACCACGCCCCGGATCGCCTTCAGGTGCTCTTCGTCCGAGAACCTGCCCTCCGACGTAAACTGGCCGCCTTCAGGTCCCTTGGGCTTGTGGTAGGGATTGAAATCCCTGACCCCATGCCGCTGTTCCCAGTAACGCCGCCGGATCGCATCGCGCCTGATATCGCCCAGGCGTGCGCTGGGGTCCATGCGAAACCAGCTCTTGCCAGCCGCCTTATCGATCTCGGAGAGGTCGATTTTGATCATGCATCTCTACCGCATTGAATGCAGGCGCTTTCTCGTGCCACGCATCCCACTTCTTCCATGCCGTGCCCGCAAGCACGACCTCATGCTCGCTGTGAATGTTCTGGCCGTAGGACGGCACCGAGATCGCTGCAGTACGCGGCGCCTGGATGCGCATCACCACCCGCGTCGAAGGGCTTCCCCAACCATTGGAAACGCTGGCATCCGTTGATGTCGACTGCGCTCCATTACGCTCCATCTCGATATCCGGGAGTTGAATGTATTCCTTTGAAAATTCCGTCGGCGAACGGACAGAAACCTCCTTACCGCGCTCTTCCTTTGATATCCCACGATACACGTTGAGCATCGGCTTATCGGCCTTGTCGAGCATGTACTGAGTGGTTTCCCACTTGGCGCGAACGTAAGCCTTCAGACCCTCCCAGCCGCCGGAAAGATCATAGGTGGCGTTAGCGCGGTTAATCACGTCCTGCGTCGGCCTCCATTCGCCTCGCGCACGTCCGCCCAGCTCGGCTGCAGTCGCCGACTGCAGCAGCGAGCCCTCCTTGGAAGTCGACGCGCTTTTCCATGCCGCCCATATCGAATTATCCAGCCGTGTCGCTGCCCGCAATGCTTGGCTACGATCCTCGAACACGCCGCGTTTCATCATCAAATCGGCCGCGCGCTCGCGCGACATCTGCGTGCCGACAGCCTGGGTGCGACGGTAATCCTGATCCGAATGGCCTTCCTGCAGCGGGTCCCACCGGTGGGGCAGTGCTATCACCGTAGGCTCTTTGCTTCCGCCTTCATCGGTGGGAAATTCCGACCAGTTGTACTTGGCCCAGTCAAACTTGTCGCTATCCTCTTTTTCATCCCACATCTGATCCTGGAACTCGGCAACCTGATCGCTCAAATCCGGCGGATCGATCTGATCAGCATTGTCTTTGGCTTCCTTATTGAACGCTTTGATCAATCCCGTCTCCAGCGCATCGCGCATGTCCTGAGTCAGCTTCGACGCCGGATCAATCGGCTCGATCCCCAACGGCAATTCTGCCGAAGGATCAAACCCTTTCGGCTCCTGAAGCTCCTTGTTGTCGAAGTAGACTTCGGGATCGTTCTGGCCTTCGTAATCCTGTTGGTAATTGAAAGTGATCGCCTTGTAGAGCTGATCATCGGTATACGGAATGCGGTACTCTTCGCGCACCTCGTCGAATACGTCCTTGGCCCAATTCGGCAGCTCTTTGTCACCGTAATCCTGAGCCGTCTTCGCCTTGCTCTCGTCGAGCTGGTTGCCGTTCTCGATCCAGCTGTCCACTTCGCTGCTATTGAAATCGTCTTTGGTGGAATCCATCCACGCGCTCTTGACCGACTCTTGATCCTCAGGAGACATCATGTCCCACTCTTCGGGGATGTACGGATGCTGTGTACCGGCAGCGGCCCCCTCCACCAGCCTGTCGACAACCTTGTCCAGCTCGGGCTTGGCGTCCTGGTATTGCCGCTCCAGCCTGATCGCGGTGTCCTTGTTCCAGTCATCGCCGCCCACCGCAAGGACGCGGGGATCGAGCCCCTGCACGCGCTCGCTGAGCTTCGCCAGCTCGCGCACATATTCGGGCGCGCCCGCACCCTCTCCTCCAGGCCCCGACGTGAACTGTCCGCCGCCAGGACCTGACGGCAGATGATAGGGGTTGAAATCCTTGGCTCGGGGTTCGTTGGGGTCAAAATCCTTGGCATATCCGGCCTTTACAAAGCTACAGCGGCAGTAATTATGGGCTGGGATCAGCCCCTCCGCCTCAGAGATAGTGTACGGCCCGCTATCGGCAATGTCCTGGCATTTGGGGCAGACATCGTCATCACCGGCCGTGAGCACGTCGACACGCTGCGGCAATGCTCGGCGCAGCTTGCGCGACACCGCCTTGATCCGCCGCACCGTTCGCGCCGACGTCCCGCCACGCGCTCCCGGCCCGACCTTGCGCGGCGCGTCACCTAGCCCCAATGGTGGCGTGATGATCAAACCAATCCCGGTTTCGACGAACCGGTTCACTGGAGTCTCCCCACCTCCGCCACCTTCCGTCCACCTTCCCCTGAGATCACGCGGCTCGTCGGGAGGTCCGACATCGTTAATGGGGAAAATCCCTCGGCCATCACCGACTTTTCCCCATTGGCCGACCCGCTCGGGGATCAGGTCGACGTGCGTCGCGCCCTGGCTGCGCAGCGCCGCCAACGTCGCCCCGGCGTGAGCTTTCGCCACAACATACGCTGCCATCGCCCTGGTGCGATTGCGGAATTGCGTGATGATCGGCACCAGGGCATTGGCCGTGCAGTACGGGGGCGAACTGCACGAAAGGTGATGGGCTACCACCCTGGTGGCCTGCTGCTCGAACGCCGCAGCGATGCCCTTCAGCTCCGACACCGCCAGCGCCTTCATGCTGGCGAGACGCTCGGCAGGGCCGGGCGCGGCGTCACGCGCGTGCTTCGCCTTGATGTAACGAATTGCCGGACCTTCACGTGGCAAATCAAGTAGTGAATCATTCTCCCCGGCGAGAGTGGCCCGTAAGACTTCTGGGTCATTTTCAATATAGCGCGCCGATCCGTGCCAAGCTTCGTGGACAGCGATGATGTTTTCCGGAGCAACGCGACCTTGACTGTCGACACGCACGAACGGCGGACTCCAGCGTTCCTTGGGAACATGAAACTCGACTGTTATCTGTCCCGGCTGTTCTTCCCCCACCTTATGATAAAATCCAGTCTCCCCAGCATAAATTGCTTTCGGCCCTTCGATGCCCTTAGCGCTCGACAGCGTCAAGCCGTTCTTCTTGATCGATTCAATGTTCTCTGCGCCAGTCTGGTGATACAAGCGGACATGGCCTTCCGGGATCGGCGTTGTTCCCGGCTCTTCTGGAAGTCCACCTTCCCCGCTGGTGTACTGGTTGCCCCGGAACGGGTGCCCTGGCCCCTCCCCATCGGTAGACTGTTGCCCAAATGCAACGCCCGAGGCGCCCTTTAGAGCCTCCATGGATGCGTTTTCCACGTAGGGGGCAGTCCAGTACCCGTTGAACCCCAAAATCTTCTGGGTGACCTCGCCCCGCAACCAAGAGCCCCACCCCTCGACCTTGTTCTCATGCGGCAGTCGGCTGAGGCCCTTCAGGCCCAGGAGGTCGTGGGTGATCAGCGCCTCGCGAATGGTCTGGGCCAGTAGCCGCCAGCGCCGGTCAGCCTCGGCCCGGAACCGGGCTTCGAGGTAGTGCACCGCCTGCCCGCGCGGGTCTCGCCGCGCGCGGTCATAGACGATGTGAATCGTCACAGCATCCTTTAGATGCTGCTGCTCCCATCGCACCGACGCATCATAGCTCGTGCCACCGCCGACGCGACTACCGCTCCAATTCCGATGGATATCGACTTGATGCTCCTGCACGATATACGGCTTGCCAAACCAGACACGCGTGATGTCGCTGATTGGCACATGTTTGCGAAGTCCCACCTCGGTCGAAGTCTGCCCGATCCCAGGGACGTCGACATGTTCACCAGGGTCTTTCACCTCGACGATCACCGCAGGGCGCGACGGCGTCGCCTTGTACATCCAAGGCGCAAACCCATGCGCGTAACTCTGTGCTTGCCGCGGATCGGTCGAATAGTAGGTAAGCCCCTCCTGTGCGCCGCCGATATTGTAGTCGCCACGGGAGGCAAAGTACCCTTGATCCAGCGCTCGTTGGTACTCCTCGAAGCTCATGCCACGATAAATCTTGTCGGGCTCAGGCTTCACATCGAAGTCGCCAATCGTTTTGTCTTTTGGCTTGGCGTACTCTTTGCCGTAGCCCGGGATCAGCTCATAAGCTTCAGCAAGCTTCGGATCGAAGTAGAGGCGCTTCCCATTAGGATGTTCAATCGTCTGCCAATCCTTGGGAATGTCCGTCGGTTTGAGCAGTACTAACTGCCGCTCGCCACCTGACACCTCTTTCTTTTCGCCCAACCTTCCTTCAAAGATGCCGCGATCCTCGGCTTCCTTGAGCGAACGTCCGCCTTCCAACTTAGGTTCGTCCGATGTTGTCCAACGCCCACGTTCGTCCCGCGGCTCGTCGGGGTCATACGCATCCCGCACACGCGTGCGCGGGCCGCACATGCACATCAAACTCACAACGGCACCCCGAACGGGATCGGATGCGGCATGCCGTCGACGTAAAGCACGGCTTGCTGGCGGCCAATGATAGCACGGAAGGTGTGCATCTCGCCCGAGCCCGGCCTGATTTCCAATGGCCCGATCGGCCCGTCGGGATACAGCAGCAACGACACGTTGCACTGGTTCTCGATCGAAAATCCGACGGCGATGAAAGCCATATCACCGGGATGCGAGAACACGAATGCGCACAGTGTGCCGATGACAGTGAACATCAATCTCTCTTCCACAACTTGGAAACAGCGATCGCGGCCATGATCGCGAGCGCCGCCAGCGCGACGAACAATATCACATCGGCGAGGTTAACCACCGACTGGTCCGGAATGACCGATGTCCTCCGGTTCCGGATCAGGCTCCGGCGGCGACGGTCCCTGCGTGCCACGCCCCGGCATGAAGCCGCCATCATCGTCAGGCATTTCAGGCTCGGCCCCGAACTGCTCGATGGCGTCGTCGAGACCAGGATAAGTTCCATCCTCCACCAGCTGGTTGACAACACCTTCGCGGAACGCGTCCTCATTGACGATGCCAAGTGAAACATAAATCTGCGTGGCCTGCGCCTTGGCAAGCGCGATCTTGGACTTTTCGTCCTGGTCCATCTGCCATAATGAGTTCCAATCATAATGTATATTCGGATCATCAGTCCCGAGCGCCGAACGCATCAATAACTGATCGAGCATACCCATGCGCGGCGCCATCTCGTTTTTCTGTTTCTGCGCACAGTCGTCGTAATAGTTTCTCAGATCGGATTCCCCTCCCGACGCGCCGCCGCCGGTCGAGCCGCCAGCCAGCCCGCGCCCGGTCGCCTGACCGAACAGACGGGACACCGGTATCCCGGCCGCACCGGAAACCAGGGTGATGAACTCGTGCAGTATCATGGGCAAACCGCCATACTGCGTCGATACCCGCTCCCACTCTTCTTCACGATCGAGCAGGAGCGCGGAAATGACGCTCTTGCTTTGCGCCGACATGGCGAACCGCGACAGCAGCGTGTTCTTGTACTCTTCATTGGTGAGCCGCGAGGCCATGTTGGGAATTTTGACCACATCCATCTTGCCGTCATTGACCATCGCAGTGATCGACTGCGTCACCTGCGTGAAACTGGTCATGGTATCGACAACGGTCTGCAGAATGCTATCGCCCCATCCACCGCCCAGCGGCGCGAGCCGCCAGTCCGGCAATTCATTGCCGGGCATTTCCAGCACGCGAGACGGGTGTATCTGCGTGAGCCCGAGGTTGGTTGGCGTCGTGCTGGGATATTGAGATTGCTGCTTACCGGGCCGGTTCTGAAACGGAATCACCTTGCTCATGAAATTGTTGATCGAGCCAGGGATCGGCTCGGGCGTGCCCGACGGCGTCGGCATCGTCGCACCGCTCTCGCCCATGAAACCAAACATCGGCGTCGCCACCGTATAGTATGCAGGGCGGGTATAATAGGGGTCCATTACATTGTAGATGCGCGGCCCGGCGTTCAATTCCCACCGGTGCAGCACCACGACGTATTTCAGACAGCCCTTCTTGCACTTGTCGAGATCGATGGGTTGACTGGGGTCCTGCCCGTCATCGACACCAACCACAAAAGCCGAACCGCCGTACAGCCGCGCCTTGATCAGCCACTGCTTGGTCTTGCGCTTGATGTCGAGCGTTTTCTCGACAGCTTCAATCGCTTCGATCTGGTTCTGGTTGGCTTGCCACGCGCGCCACTCGCGGGTCATATCCTCGGCGGGCGCATCGCAGATTTTCCGCGCTAGCCAATCGCCACGGTACATATTTTCGAGCTGGTCGCGCTGCAGTAGATAAAGCACATACTGCGTTGACGCAGAAGGGTCGATACCCATCTGCCCCAGGCCTGTGATCAGATTGCGGAGGGTGTCTTTAATCTTGACGTAGCTCATCGAGCTGTCCACCTCGCACACCAGTCCATCGCAAACACGGATGGCCAGAAGCTCTGGTTCGGTCCCAGCACCGTCGGCGGAAATGCGCGGCACCAGCCGCGATCCGGCGTTTCCTGATCGCGTTTGAAACAGGCGCAGTTGTCGCAACGCTGCAAATCTCTGGGAAACTCTATCGGTTCGTAGGTCAGCGGGCGCGCCTTGCCCATATGTATCCCGTCGCAGTCGTGGCCGGTCCCAGACCAATCAGATAGATCGTCGTCGATGCGGAAACATTGAAACGGCAGATGCCGGTCGCCATCGTCATCGCCGCCTTCGAGAAAACCAGCGACAGGTCGTTGAGCGTCCCCGTCCCCGCTGCGATCTGCGCCGGTGTCGGCAGCGTCGCAGATGCCGATGAAATTCCTGCCGCCATGCGGGTCGCCGCCGCGCCGGGCGAGACGAAGTTGACGACGCCCGAAACATCCCAGTCGCCTGCAGTCAGAACCAGACTGCCTATGTTCGCCGCGGTGTTGGCAGTCAAGTTCACCGCTGTCGTGACCGACGTCGACAGCACCTCGCCGAGGTTACCGGCGGCCGCATTGTCAGCCGAAATCGTGCCTTTCACAGGCTGTCGACTGATGTCGGTGGGATGGACGTGGTCCGAGCGCGACCATGTCGTGTTAGACCCAGCCGCTCCGGTGCCGTCCATCTGAGGGATGGCGTTGCCGCCTGCAGGCGCCAGCGGCACGAACACCTTGCCGTCACTACCCAGCGTCGCGGTGTTCGAGGGGTCGCTCGACACCGCAGTCGGACCGGGCACGCCTTGCGGTCCTTGCGGACCGACTGCGCCCATCGGCCCCTGCACACCCTGGCCGCCCTGCGGTCCAATGGCACCGGCAGGCCCGGCAGGCCCTTGTGGACCAGCGGCACCTGCCGGTCCCTGCGCTCCGTCCTTGCCCGTTGGACCGACAGCGCCGGGATTACCTTGCACGCCTTGCGGCCCGGGCGGTCCCTGGCCGCCCGACGGCCCCGCCTGACCTTCCGGTCCGGCAGGTCCCGGCGAGCCCGCGGGACCCTGCACCTCTCCCAGGACAACCCAGCCCGAGGTCAACATCGGGCCAACCCACAGGCACACCTCTTGCGTCGGGCTGTGGAGCAATCCCTGGCCGTTGGCGAGCTGATTGCCCGCGGGGGGATTGCCCGGGCTGTCCCAATCCGCGGGGATGTATCCCGAGGGAGGCAACTCCCAAATCTGCCGGTTCGAAAACGAACCGATAATCGCACAGGTCTTGCCGGGCGGACCGGGGTCGCCCTGCACGCCCGCGGGCCCGGGATCGCCTTGCGGCCCGGCCGGGCCCTGCGGCCCTGCTGGACCTTGTGCGCCATCCGTGCCAGAAACCCCGGGAGTTCCTGCATCCCCCTGCGGCCCTTGTGGCCCTGCCGGTCCTGCCGGTCCCTGAACCCCAGGCGTTGACGGTCCCAATGGCCCTGGTACACCGCGCGGCCCCTGGAGCCCCTGCGGACCGGCAGGACCAACCGCACCGTCTGCACCGGCCGGTCCCTGCGGTCCCTGCGTGCCCTGCGGTCCGGGTTCGCCTTGAGGCCCCTGCGCTCCACCGCTGCCGCCCACGCCCATCGCGGCCCAGACGCGGTTGAACTCTTCCTGCACTTGCCGGAGGATCAGGCTGGGGTCGAGCACCGATGAAGTGTTAAAGATGCTCACTGCTTGATCACCTGTGCCTGCGCCATCTCGTAAGCGGCTTTCACCGCTTCGTTGTCGCGCACTTCATCCGCGCCGGTTTTGGCCTGATACATGCTGCAGGCTTCGTCGGTGACCTGCACGACAGGCCGCGCCATCTGTAAACGCATCTGCCCGTTGGGCGTAGGGATTTGAATAGCGCTCGGTGGCGCGCCATGACAGAGGCGTTTCGTGAGGTCTTGATTGATGATCTTGGCGAAGTGGCACCCACCGCAACGCTTGATGTTCATCACTCCAACCACGGTATTCCCCAATAGAGGTTATGCGCGCACGCGCACGGTCCGTATCGCCAGCCGATTTTCTGAAAGTTTGCCCGCCACTAGACAAAGATCAGGCTTCGCCCCAATCAATAGCGAGCAGGTCTGTCTGTGAACACAACCACGGCACCAACTGATTATCAGCCGTTTTCATGTAAACATAGGGCAATGTCATTTTAGAATTTTCGTCAGGCACCTGCAGCTCCAGCCACATGCCTTTACCATTCCATCCTGAACGACTGACACGACTGCCGTTCTGAAGTTGCTTTACTGCCCAACCGATGCCGTTCATACCTCACCCTCCAGGCGGTCGACATACGCCTGTACGTCGCGGAACATCTCATCGCTATCTTCACGCAGCTCGGTTTCGCCGCGGATAATCGGACCGTAATGGTTCGCGAGATTGCGCAATGTAAGCGCGCAAGTCTCGACCGCAAACGCAGGCGCGGTCTTGCAGAGGTCCTGGAACTCGTAACCGTTTCCTGAACCATAACAAGCCCAGTCGCTGGTGCTGCATGATACGTCTTCAGCGAATTGGTCAAGGTAACTGGGACTCTGCCCCGTCGAAAATTCAGTCATGAGATCGCTGAACTCGGGATCGCTTGCGGAATGCGAATTCCAAGAATGTTGAAAAAGCCCAGCCTCCGCAGTGTCGCTGCTAGTGTTGCTCGCACTCTGGTCTCGTCCTTCGCAGTGCCGTCCGCTACTTTCGCGCATTCCATGACCCAGCATAAGGGCGTAGAGGTGTCGTAGAGTATCCGGCCCGGAATGCTCATTGTTCATTCCCAGTTGATCGAACTTCGACTTGTAGAGGTTTAGTGCATCCTTGTCGCTGTTCACCCGCGCTTTCGCCATGTCGATCGCAGCGGGATGGTTATGCTGAAGCTTGCGATAAGTGGAAGCGAACGCGAGCGCCATGCCTTTGGTGTATCCAGCAGGCGCACGTCCTCTGTTTTTCCAGGCGTACTCGGCGATGTGCGAGTTGATCGCGATCCGGCAAATTTCATCTTGCTGCGCCTGTGTGAACGCCGCTGGCGGCGGAAGAGGAGGTTTCCGATCGTACAGTGCGTGCCACGTGTTCGGCCCGACAACGCCGTCGGCGACGAGCCCGCGCGAACGCTGATAGTCGAGTACCTCGGCCTCGGTCACTGACCCGAAGTCGCCGTCAATTTCACCAATGAACCGCGGCAGCATCTTCTGCAGATCGGTGACATCCTGGCCGTAGTCGCCCCGCGCGACGGTCGAGCGTTGTTCGACCGGCACATCGCGTGGGTTCTCGGGCCACTTGCCGGGAGCGTCGTCTTTGACAGGTTGCCCAGAGATTGACGAAGCTATCGCCGAGCATATAGCCTCGAAATTCTTGCGGTAGAGGTCGCAGTCGCTGGTGGTATCACAAAAGAACATTTCGAGCAGGATCGCAGGCTCGTCGGTGTTGTTCAGGAAATAAAGATCGGTGCGCTTCTTCGGTCCGCGGTTTGTAAAGCCACCGGCTTTGCAAATCGCATCGCAAACTTCCTTCGCTAGCGATTTCGTTCCGTCCGAGACATACAGCACCTCGGTGCCGTGCGCGCCTGCCGTCGCGTTCAGGTGGACCGACACGTCGAGGTCACGCTGCTGTTTATCATGCCACGCGACGATCGTGTGAAGATTGGTCGACTGATCGTATGAAATGTTGTCATGAAATTTGGGGCAGCTCAACAACGAGGCTACCTTGTCAACGATCTTGCGGGCCTCGTCGACCTCATCGCACTGTGGCGGCACCGGATTGCCCCGCGCGCCTCTGATATGCAAGCCATGTCCCGACGATATCGCAATTCTGCGAACCATGCCATGCTCCTCACCGAAGGTTGAAAATGTCCGTGAAACCGATGTCCCGTTTCAGATTGCCCCCTGTTCGTCGTCACTCACGACGCAATCTCCATCGCCGCTCTTACGAATTGCGCCGCAACTTGCGGGACGATCGCATTGCCTGCGGCGCGCAGCTTTCCCATTCGGGCGGAAACCCCATGAGCCAAAGGGAAAACGTCGGGTTCAACTGGCCGCGCCTTTCCGTCTGCGCAAGGGAGCCAAGAACAGTTTTTCCATGGCTGTCCGGCTCGCCCCACTTGTTGGCCCGCGGCGTCGTCCAGCTTGCCAGCCCTACTACATCTGCCAAATCCTTGCGTGTGTTTCCGAGAAACCTTGGATTGCGTGTCTGCCTGTCGCCCTTGACTCGTTTCCCCAGATCGCGCGGACTCGTTACACCGTATGCCTGCGGCGTCGGCCACGAACCATAATCGCTGTCTGATATGCGGCGCGCCGACGCTGCAAGCTGGCAGTACGGCCGCCCCGCAGGCGTAACCCTGCTTTTCCAGGTCAGCGAAAACAGTGTCGAGCCAACCTTGCCCAATTGCCGCTGCAACCTGCTCTCCAAAGATCGTTGCAGGCCGACACTGGCGGATGAGCCGGAACCACTCCGGCCAGAGATGGCGCGGATCGTCTTCACCGCTCCGGCTACCAACATACGAGAATGGCTGGCACGGACACGATCCGGTCCATAAAGAGCGCTCACTCGGCCACCCTGCCATTCGCAGCGCCAACGGCCATCCGGCGATCCCGGCAAAGAAATGACATTGCACGTATCCCCTCAGATCGCGTGATTTCACATCAGCGATGTCGCGCTCGTCCACATCGCCACGCGGAATATGACCAGCTTGAATCAGATTGCGCAGCCATTGTGCCACATATGGATCATTGTCGTTGTAATAATTCATTCTCAATTGTCGTTGGCGGGTTTCTTGCGCGGCACCAGGATATCGATGCCGACCGGCGTAAAGCCGTCGGGGCCGACCAGCGCCGCAGTCGGCACGAAACTGTCGATGACCGAATGCCAAACAGACATGACCTGACGAAGCTCAGGTCCGTTGGCCAGCGCTCTGTGGAGCCAACTTACGTTCATAAAGTTTGGCCTCCGCCCATTCGCGCGCCTTGGCTTCACTACGCCATTGACGCTCCCAATAACCCTCGGTTTTGGTGATCTCTTCGATGCTCGCGATCTTGGCTTCAAGCCGCAAGATTTTCTCTTTGAATGTGCAGCGCTCCAGTTCGAGCCTGCGCACTTCTTCGCGCTGCTCTTTCTCGCGCGCCTCCGACATAACCAACCGATGCATCATCAGCTTGGCGCGCGGCGGTATGTCAGGCCACAGGTTATCCCAATGCATTTGGCTTTTCCGGCGTCGTGGACGCTTTGACGGCCCAACCACAGGCTTCCTCATATGAAGTCTGCGCCAAGGATGCCAACCGCGCGTCCTTGACCTTGAGCTGCTCACACAGATCGATCAACTCGGCAGACTTCTGTTTGAGCACCTCGACCATTTCGCTGGCCGAGGGATTGAACGTAATACGCACGCGCTGCTCGCCAATCGACGGCATGTTTCAGCTCCCATTTTTGGAAAGGAAGGCCGCTCCCTTGAGACCAGGAGCGGCCTTTTACGCGCCGTTTGTTGGTGACAAAGCGCGTATCGAATGGAGGCAGCCGCCACGAGCTTGGGGGGATGGGGTAAGCCAGGGGCTGCCTCGACGCACCTGGGGAGGTGCGTAGGCTATCTCAGACGCGAACACTTGATTAGATCGACGGCCTTCGTAAGCATAGAGGCGTATTCGAGCGGCATGCGATCGCGATACCTGCTAATCAAATAATCGAGCGCGGCAGCCAGATGATCGCACTCGGCATTGAACTCGGCTTCTTCGACGTCCCTTTGTGACATACCTTCCGATAGAAACCTGTCACGGTCGACATGCAGCGCAGGACGCAGAACTTGATCCTCGGACATTTATCTCTGATCCGGCGGTAGCACTACAGTCGCAGGCTGCCCTGGAGGTGCTTTGTTCTCGTGTGCCTGATCGGGCTTCGGCTCCGGTGCAGGCGCAGGCTTCTTCTCTTCAGGTTTCTTTTCATCGCTCATGTTGATTCTCCTCACCTTGCGAAAATCCTTGGTGGGCTCAAACCGCGCAATACATCTGTCGATCAACGCATGCAGCTCGGCGACGTTGGCCGTGTTGGCCCGCTGACGATCGATCGAATTGTACAGCACCGCGCCGAGAATGAAGAACTGCAAGATCACCAGCGCAAGAATTGCCGGGTTGCCTTTCAGCGCGTCGACCGCGCTACCAGCTACTTTGCCTGCCTCTTCAGCAGGCCCGGCCATCAAAGGACCCTCCCCGCAGAACGGGGAGGGAAGTTAGAGACAGGGAGGAAATCACAACACGCCTTACTAACGCTTCGGTCCCGCGCTCATCGCGCCAGGAGTGTAGAACCACTGAAACTTCTGGCTGGAGTCTGTCGCGATACCCCAACCGCCGGTCACCGGTGCGGGTTTGACGACAATGGCAACACTAGGAGGAGGGTTGACCGGAGGATCGACCGGAGGAGGGTCGATCGGAGGCGGATCGACATCCGGAGGGATGATCGGACCGCCACCAATTTCAAGACCCTGGATGCTGAGGTAGCCGATCATCGTACCTTTGATCGGCACGTCATCCGCCGTCTTGCCCGACGGCATGAACACGCCGTTAAGAATTACAGGAACCGCGCTCATAGATTACTCCTCTTGTTGTTCGATCTCACGACAACCAGCAACACTAGCCATTAACGCTCTTCCTCAATTCCGATACGATCGAGGTGTGTTACATCACTGATATCAAGACCGTGTGACAGTTCCCATCAACCTCTGCAGCTCGTCCATCGTCACGAGATCACCGACACCAATCCCCACCGGAATGCCGAACCGGTCTTCGATCTCTTTCGCATATCCATACGCTCTCAAGCGATTGCTGGCTGCGAGCTGCTCAAAACGCCGACACTCAGCCATCGCATTGGCATATTCCTGCTTGAGCAACTTCAGGTCCTCTTCGTCATCTCGCGTGCGCGCACGAACAGGCTCTTCGGCAACTGGCCTGAGTTGATTACGTGGCTCGTCCATGCCAGCCTCTTTGACAGTCAAACCGCTGACTGCGAGCATGCTGCATGCCCGCTCTTGAAGACCTCACTGGACAACGCTTCGGCCGTCTGACTGTACTCGTACTTCACGAGCGTCGTCCTAAGACTGGCCGCTGGTTTTCTTTTTCATAAAGTTCAAGTATTTCACGTCCGCGTATGAACAGAGACTTGGGAAGCTTCCCACTGTTAACCATATGACGCCTTTCATTTCGATTCCATCGCGTCACAACATCCGCGCAACTAAAAACCTGGCATACATGTGGCGCGCGATCCCAGATCGTGCAGCCCTTTTCCCCGAGGTAAACACATGCGCCATCCGGCCGCCGTTGCAACGCACGCCCTAATCGCTCTCCCGTCTTCGGGTGCTCCACCCACGCCCACAGATAATCGGTCTCTTCCTCGGCGAGCGGCACGAGCATGGTGCGACAACAGAGTGTGCAGGTGCCGCAAGGTACGTTCGCTCGCGTCGGATTCCGGTCGACGAACGAGTTCAGTTTCATTGCGCTACCCGGTTCAACATTTCGAAGAACGCAAAAAACATCACCGCAAAAAAGAAAACCATTCCGGCAACCCAGAACGCTTCCTCAAACGGTCTCTTCACAGCCCACCGCAACGTATTCAAACCACTTCTTGGCGTTCTGTGTTCTGCGATCGTAATCGCCGTGGTGCTCAAACTTCTCCAATCGAATCCGTCCACAGTCTTCCAGATGCGCTGCCACACGCATGACATCAGCGAGGATCGAGCAGTAGTCCGACGGCCCGTGCACGGTGTCATAACCGAAATCGCCGCGGTAATAGGTCATACGCTCGCCCGGCTTCAGGTTACGTAAACGGTGCGTCGTCCACGTCATTACCGATGCCGCTCCGGCCGCGTTGGCACGGTCGAAAGAAAATCATCGGCAGCCGTGTCGTAGCACGCCTGATGCCACTCGCGTCCAAACCAGTCCTTGGCGATCCGCGGCGTGTCATCCTCGCCGGGCGGGATCGTCTCGAATGGCTGCTTGCAGCCAAAGCAGATTCTCATGACTTCATCGCCTTGTCGTCCTGCGCAGCATAAGCGCGACGCTCCAGCTCAGCGCACACCATCTCCGCCACATCGAGCTGAAATGGTCCCTGCACCGCCACCGTGTGGCCGTCTGATCTGATCCCAACCATCCAACCGTCGTCGTCAATCTGAAACCTTACGATCTCAACAAGAACCTTCATGCAGGCCCCCACTCACCCAATCCAAGCCACAGAATCGGGATATCCATTGTAGCGACCCGCGAGCTTATTGAACGCGCCACTCGACGCATCGATTTGATCCTTGTACTTGCCGACAGGGAAAACCTCTGCTTCGTCCAGAAACGCTTTCGCAAAGCTTCCGTTGACCAACTTGATATTGCCCGACTGCCACTGTGCGGCAAATGGTTCGGCGCGCAATTCCTTCGCCCCTGTCACCTTGTCGGCTTCCGCCACAAAACCGGACAGCATCCTAATCGATGCTTCCGCAGATTCTTTGCCCCCACTGCCAGGTTCCTGCTCTAAATAAATTCTGGTCTCTGGATACATCTGCTGATCGAGATGCGCTGTCTGCAGAATAACTCTCTCGCGATCCAGTGCGCTCCACTGCCCACGACGAATATCAGCGACACAGAACGTACCATCTTTCATCTTCAGCATGAGGACACCCGCCGTATAGGCCCCACCATCAGCGGTGCCCGCTTTATCAAAATAACGCACCGAAGACAAGACATTTGCCCGTGCCGGTCGCTCCGGCAGTATCTCAACCTTCTCAACCGGGAACATGTCGCCGCCAGCGATGATCGGTGACTGCTGGTAAACGCTCTCCCACCCCGACAGCGTCATCACACTTTTCTGCTTGTCGAGAAACTCACGCGATTTCAGTCGAGGGAACAGCGGTTCTCCGGCTCGTCGCGTGTACCATTCTCGCTGTCCGACTTGGTGCCGCTCGTCGACCTCGGCAATAGCGGGATAGCGAAGCACACGTACACCAGGATAATGCTCAATAAGCCTTCCAGCAGGGTCATCCAAATGCCACCGTGTGAGAATAGACACCATCGCACCTTTGTCCGCGAACCGCGACAAAAAATCATCGGTCAGCCACGCCCATGTCTTGTCGCGGATCGTCTCCGACTGCGCTTCGGCGCGGCCCTTGATTGGGTCGTCAATTACGCCGATATCCAGCGCTTCGCCGGTTATAGGTCCGCCGACAGTTGTATTCCTGAAATACCCTTCATTTCCGACAAACTCCAGTATCTCATGGTTACGAAGAAACCGCGAAGCATCGGTAACTACACTGCCATTAGAGATACGAGTATCAAAAATGCTTTTATATGCTTCAGAACCAAGAGCCCGCTGCAAACGAAGATTTGCTCGAACTCCCAGGCGATCCGAGAAACTCGAATAGATCACACGCAAGTTCGGGTCGAGTCCAACGATCCAGGCAATGAAATCAATCAGTGAAAGCGAATTGTGTGTCGGCTGCAATGTTTCACCAGTCAAATACAACCCATCAGGCGCATCAACAGTAATGCAGCGACCCATGCCATAGCTTTTCTTCGAACGAGTAACCGAGACGATCGCTACCGGCTTTGATCGTTCGAAGACACGTTGCAAACGCTTACGCAACAGCTTGCAGGGAATATCGAGCGTCGGGCTAAATCCGATATAGAAACAATCACGCCGCCCCTCAATAGCAAAACGGGTGCTCGATGAACGTCGCGGCGGCGTCCTGTCAACGGCACCGTGCCAACCAAACGTCGCCAGCAATGCGACAAACGCATCTCGCATCAACGGATCAGCAGTGACAAAAACGACGCGACCATTTCGGTGATACACATAGCCGTCGGTGTCGATCAGTCCAGCAAGCAACTCTAAGCGATCCGCAAGCGGCGCAACGAAATAACAATCAGGGATAAACTTCTGCTGACGCTCACCGATATCCTCGTTAGTAGGCATTGCAAAACCGAGATTGCGCAGCTCCCCCCGCAAATCTCGCCCACCAGCCTTGGCGCTAAAGTAAAACTGTCTAATGGCAATCGTCGGATGAACGCCAACATGCGAAGTCGTGTAACCAAGCTTACGCATATACTCAATCGGCGCTTCATCCTTCACAGCCTGCGTAATAACAGGTGCGTGCCACGTTCCGTTACCAAGCCAGACACCGAGCGCATAAGGCGCCACAGGCAAAAATTGCTGCGAACCCTGTAGAGGCATCACTGCAGGCAGGTGCCAACGAAATCGCGAGCCTCGCTTGCCTCGCACACCACCAATCAGCAACCCCTGCTGTAGTAACTCCTGCGTTTCGAACGTGCGCCAGTGATCTCCTCGACGACGATATTTCTTGTCGTTAACGGTCCACTCATGACGTTCGTGGCAATAGATCACTTGCCCATTCGACAGCTCAACACGCATGTGCATCGGCGTATCAGCAGAAACCGCCGTCACCCGCCGTAGCTTGCCGTTCGGCCCCCAAACCCGACTTCCAACCTTCAGATCACCGTGAGTGCTCCAACCCTCAGATGTAAGCGTAAGTGTTTGATTTAACTCGGCCTTTCCGTGTTGAGGAGGAGCCTGCAGCAATAGCTTAGGACGAAGCCCCGCCTTATACTGCAGCCAGAACCGGTGCAGCTCGAACGCGACCGCACGCGGCCACCAGTCGACCAGCATACGAGGATTGGCATATTGCCGGTAACGCCAGAAGCTCTCGGTCGACTCCCTCTTGCGCTTTTCTTTCAACCACAGCAGATCGGCGTCACTTTTGAGGTTCAACATGCCGCTCTGGCGCAAAATGAAACACGCACGAAGTCAATTGCCGCGGCTCGTCTTTCGGCGGCGGTGAACCGTCCTTGAGTCGTTCAAACTCTTTAATATCACCGCAATTGAGCGCTTCGATCATCCGCTCAGCGATTGATCCGATACCCGGCTTCATTCTTCACACCCTCGGCGTCGCGCTCACACATCAACTGAGATCGCTTCCAAGAAATCCAAAACTCATAGTTCTTGATTGCGTCATCATGAACCCAATCAGAATCATCATCCACTTTGTTTGCAGGACTTTTGGTCATCAACAACCTCACCTTCGAGCAGCGGCACATCGCGCTCATACATCAACGGCGGCAGTCCGTGCTCTTCGAGCTTCTTCGCCAAATCATCCTTGGTGACAGACACCACCAGCTCATTCGTCGTCTGTATCTCCCCCTGCACCTGCACCGGTATCAATTTCATGAACATAATCGACCAGAAAATGGTTTCATTCTCGTTATTGCGCTGCGCCCATTCCATCAAACCCTTGGCGCCACCCATCATCTTGGTAGCTGCTTCGAATATCGTTTTGCATTCAAGAGTCCGGTGATTGGCTTGCCCGGGCGCACGACCAGCACCAGGAGGCTTCACATGCCCCTTCTTAAACGATCCTGAATGCGGTTGTCCAACACGCGGTGCCATGCATCATCTTACGTCGTTTTCAAGCATTGCCTGCTCTACCGCCGCCAACAGAGCAGGCGGAGGAGGCTTCTTCGAATAATTGGTCTCGTCCCACCACCTGAGCCGCAGCTTCAAAGGCAGCTTGCGCCAGTCACTTTCCCGAAACCGTCGCGTCCACTCGTTTTGTTTTTCTTGCTTCTGCTTTCCCGCCCGCATGTACCAGCTTTTCACAGTGCGCGAACGACACCCGCGTCACCTGCTGCACTCTCGCTTTCAAATCTCGCGCCACCCATGCATCGTCCTTGATCGGATCGAGCCCGCGACGCCGGATCATCGTCAGCACATTCACAGCCGAGATCGGTATGAACTGATAGTTCAACACATGCCGCGTCTTCGGCCCGAGCTGCTCGCCGCGTGGTTTCATGCTGCGCACTTCCCTCGAACCGGGCCACGCACAGCCACTGCCCATTAGTTCTTAGTTTTTATAGGGGCTCGTGTTGTGCCGCTCTTCCAGGAGAGCGAGATCAGAATCCGACACTGTCACGGTCGCACCCATTCCGTCCAATGAAATACACGACCGCCCGCCACGAAATTCCTCGAACTGCCCGTAACAATCCCGCATCACCCCCGAACAAATCCGCACCCGATCGCCACGCCGAAACCGGCTCTTGAGCACCCGCGGCGGCGCTGGCGCATGCCCCAGGCAATCCCCCTTCTCGATCATCCCCTCAACCGCCGCATCAAGAGCCTGCGAACGGAACGGCACCCGCGAGGTCCGGCCAGCCAGCACCCCGATCACCCCATCCATGCGCAGCAGGTGATACCAGCGCGTCGGTGAGTGCACGAACAGATATGACGGAAAAAAGCGGCGCAAACGGCCGCTGTTGGCCTCGACATAGGAGGGCGAAAACGTCGTATGCCCAGCGCGTGACATCTGGCGCTGAACCCGGTTTTCGAGAATAGGATTGGTCCTACAGACCAGCCATTCCATGCATCTCCCTCCCGCGAATCGGCAGGAGCCTTCCCCCTTACAGCATTCCATCCCCCCTGTCTAGCCTCCACCACGCCCTTTTAGGAGCCGTGAGCGCAGCGGCACCACGCGGCAATTCCTGCGCCCTCCATCGATCGGTCGGATGCGCTCTTCCAGGCGAAACCACTTCCTGCAACAGCCAGGGTTCCATCATCTCGCGCACTTCCCCATTTATGCATTGCCCACGAACGAGACCGTTTAGGTTTAATTATTCCACTCCCCGAAGAAGGCGGCACCACTTCATCGCCCCATGAAGCCTCCCACCAAGCCTCCCTGACAAACAACTCGATAAACGGCCCTGGTGAACATCCCTCGATAATCGGATACTGCTCATCAGGCTTACGTGAATGCTCACGCTTCATCGTCCCGATGTAATTAACTTGCCTGCGCCCCAGCTCCAATGTCCGCGCCCCCTTCCCTCTGACCCCCAACAGCAAAAGCTCAGTCACATTACGAAGATAAAATCCAACGCCCCTGCCATCCGATCCACCATCCTTCCTGATCTTGTGCCAGACAATGTTGGTCTTGTACTCAAACCCCCATGCCTCCATCACCCGCGCTCCATGCGAGATCAACAACGCATTCGGCACCCACAACCACAGATGCGCAGTGGGCAGTACAAAACTCTTCACCGGCAAAGCACAAATCTCTTCCAACGGCAACGTCTTGTAGCGCGCCAAACGCTTGTGCTCTGGCGCAACCTTTCCACTTCGGTTCTCGAATTGCCACGGTGGATCGGCAAGCACAGTCGCAAACCTGCGCCCGCCCACGAAGTTCAACAAATCTTCGGTTGTGTTCATTCCTTCCCTGTAACAAAATTTTTCTTATCACACAACAAAATTCTGTTACATCTCCCCCATGGGCCGACATTCCATCTTCAACCGTCCAATGACCGGCGCTGAACGACAGCGGCGATCTCGTGCCCTAAAGGAGAACGGCATGGCTGTTACAAAATTCCAAGCACTCCCAAAAACACGCGAAGGCTGGCATGCCTCTCGCATCCTCAAGCGTCGTCTCATCCTGGTCGACTACATCGAACCCATCGTCGGTGAACTGTGGGAGAACCCCGAGTTCATCAAATATGTAGACCCCATGAATGACGAGGAAGCGGTCGAAGGTGACATCGACATCGACTACGTCAAAGCGGCCGAAATGATCCGCGATTATGCCATCGAACACAAGATCGCAATCGTAGCCAAGCATAACCTCAAAGCCATCCGCACTGCCTTCAAGAGAGTGTTATGGCGGCACCATAACAGCATCGCTCAGCGTGAACGGGAACCGGACACGCCGACCAACGACCCCAGCTATAAGAAACCCAAGAAAACCGCCGAGGCAGAACCTGCACAGAACGAGCAGCAAGAAACCGAAGAGTAAAACTACGGGGGCTACGGCCCCCGTAATCAATAGGAGACCAGAATGAACGCAGGATTATTCGACCCAAAAGACGGCAGGTTCGCCGAGAACATCCGCAAACTCCCAAAGGACGATAGCGAATTACGCGAGTCAATGAAGCACAGCGGCTGGATCGAGCACCTGCCCGCCTTCATCGACGAAAATGATGTGGTCATTGTAGGCCACCGCCGCATGAAAATTGCCGAAGAACTCAAAATCAAACCGATCATCCACAAAGTTAAATTCGGTAAAGGTCAAGACGCCGACACCAAACGTTTGCAGTTCGCCATTGCTTCCAACACTGGAGGCAAAGACCTAACCAAGCACGACCGCAAGCGCATTGCCGTGCAGCTCTACGAGCAAGACAACTGGACTCAACAAGCCATCGCTGATGCTATGAATGTAAGTCGAGAGACGATCAGAGACGATCTTCTTGATTTGGCGGATTCCGCCAAATCAAAAAAGCAACCAAAAACTCCGACCAATCCCAGAGGCTCGGGCCGCCGCAAAGGCAATCGCCCCAGCAAAACCACTGAAGAAACCGAAATTCAAATCCTCACACTGCGCCAACAAGGCAAGACACAGGAAGAGGTCCGTAAAGAACTCAACCTCGATTCAGTACAACCGATCAAGATCGCCGAAGCCAAAGACAAAGCTCGTCGCGACGCCCAACCCGAAATCGATGCCAAGCTTCTCTCCATGACCGCGCAAGAGAAACTTGATACAGCAATCCGCCAGCACACACGCAAACTCGACGCCGAGTACGAACAACGCGTTCAAGCCGAATGCCATCAATATCTCGAATCGGTCGGTCTTCCACACTACCTCAAAAAGCTGGAACGTCTAGAACGCCTGATAACCGCGCGCAAAGGCGTCATGGACAAAACGACCTACAACAAAATCCGCTGGTGTCTGCATTCCGATCACGTCCAGGACCCTGCGCTCAAACGTCGCTACGATGAAGCTTTCACCATCTTCAACGATCTCGAAAAGCTCTTGTTGTCAGAGAAAGACAGCCCGTCAGGATTCCAGCCATTGCCAAAAACATTTGCCGATCTGCAAGAGCAGGCCGCCAAGTTCAAAGCCGAGCGCTCGGCCGCCGCCAAGGCACGAGCTGCAGGCAAGACCAAGGTTAGCATAAAGTAACCAACCATGGACGAAGATTACAAAAGCAAACTGATCGAGGAGTTTCGCCAAGCCGCACTCTTCCTCCTTAGACACGTAGAAAACGAAAACTGGAAATGGAGTGATAACTATCTACGCGAGCATGTGCGCTGCGCTCATTGGGAACGTTTCACCAACACAATCTCTCCTGACATTCTTCGGCTCATGCGCCAACGCTACCCCGGGCTCGCCAAACGAATCGAAGAAGCCAGGAAAAAACAAAAAGCATGAAGCCCCGCGATTCCCATATCTGGCCGAAAAACAAAGACGGATTTTACGTAGAGCCGTCCTGGTGCTCCCAGCGCCTGTTCGAGGTCGAGCGCTTCCCCGAACCGATCCTCGATCCCGCTTGCGGCTTTGGCACCATCGTCCAGGAAGCCCGCAAGGCGGGCTACCGATCCCTCGGTGCCGACATCGAGGATCGTCGCACCTCACGCTTCGCGTTCTGGAAGCGTGATTTCCTGACCTGGACCCAACCGATCCACGGCAGCGTCGTCACCAACCCGCCATTCGATCACGTCGAGGACTTCGTCCGGCTCTCCCTCGACCGCGGCGCCCGCAAAGTTGCCGCCATCTGCCTCGTACGCCGCCTCAACGCCGCGCATTGGCTGCGAGCGCTCCCGCTCGCCAAGGTCTACCTGCTCACCCCGCGCCCCAGCATGCCCCCAGGAAGCTTTCTAAAGGCCGGTGGGAAGGCTAGCGGAGGCACCCAGGACTTCTGCTGGCTGATCCTGGACCCCCTCCACAAAGGCTCCCCAGCGCTCCACTGGCTCCATCGTGATCGCTGAAATGCCGGGCGGGGTCTGGTTGAGCCGTTGAACCTCTACACGCCGGGCCATTCCTGGCCGGGCCGTTTCTGGCCCGGTCGGTACAATTTTACCCATGACACAGCATGACGCACATGACGCACTTTCCCTTCTTATGACGGTAATGCGCGCATGAACATCATAAGAAGGGAAACTGCGTCATTTGCGACATTGCGTCATTCTGTGTCATGGTTCTCAATACTTGTCTAACTTGCGGCGAATCCTTGTGAAATAGCGTCCGTCCTCGGTTCTCTTGTAACCTATGCGTGCATTTTTCATTGCCGTTGTGAACGGGTTTCTGGCTCCCGGGACCCGCCCAAACTGGCCACAAAAGCCCCTCCAGAGCACAAAAGCATCGCTGGTTTGGACCCAGAAATTTCGGTTGTATTCGTCGACCGCGTCATCCGCCCGCTCGAAATAGGTGGTGATGAAGTCCTCCAGAATGTTCTCCTCGGCGAAGTAGTCTTCGGTGTCGGTGATGATGGTTTTGGCCACGTGGAGACGCCCCGAGCGCTCGCGGTCGACAGCGCCGTCGATGACCCACCGCAGGATCGCTGGCCCCTCCTCCTCGATGAGCACCTTGTCGAGATCGGCCACCCGCCGCTCGGCCGGAATGACCACCGGGAACGTCACCACCAGGAACCGGCCGCGCACGGCCTCGTCAACCGTCTTCAGTTCCGGCTTGGCGTTGCCCGAGATCGTCACCGTGCAGCGCGGGGCGGCCCGGTAGAAATCCTGCCGCATGCGCCGGACCGGCATGAGGTCGCCGCCGGTGATGTCCTTGATCAGCGCCGCATCCCATGTCGCGCCCTCCGGTATCTCGGTGGCCATCACCATGCGGGCGGCCACCACGTCGACCAGCGCGGTTGGGTGCTGTGCCCCCGCGGCGTGGGCCATGAACAAATCCCGCGGCGCGTTGACGGCATGCTCCCCGAGCAGCCCGGCAATGGTGCGTATGAACACGCCCTTGCCGTTGCGGCCGGGCCCGTAGATGAACATCAGCCGCTGGTCACGCGTGGTCCCGGACGCCGATATCCCGGCCCACTGCTGCAGGGTGCGCTGCAGGTCGCGGTCGCCGCCGGTGACCTCGTCGAGAAAAGCCTGCCAGCGCGGGCACGGCGTGCCCGGCGGCGCGGGCACGACGGTCGCCAGTATCGTGATATGGTCCCCTGGGTCGGCCGCCCTTATCTCACCGTTGCGCAAATCAATCGTGCCTGCCGGTGTGCCGAGTGCATGCGGGTCGGCGTCGAATAGCGCTGTGCGCGCCAGGAATGACGGCAGCGAGCGGCAGATGCGTTCGATTGCCCCGATTGCCCGCTGGGTTTGAAACTTGACGGCTTCGGCATTGGTGATGATTTCGTTTTTCTTCAATGCGCCGGTGAACTCTATTGCGAAGAGCCTTGTCTTATCGAGCATTTCCGGCGTCTGCCGTCTCGCCCAGTGGGTGTCGACCCACCGCAGCCATACCTGATTGTCGGTATCGTATTTCCATTTGTCGCCTGCGTGCTCGGCGATTGTCGCTGCCAGCGATGCCTCGGAAACCTGTTGATGTCTGCGCAGCCACGCATGCAGCTTGTTGGCGCTGGTTTTCATGGCGCGTTTCTCTAGTCAATGATATACTTATTGATTATTCGCTGTACCTCCGGGTCATGCATGTTGAGCAGTGGCCGATGCGTGATGCCGGTTTTGAAATCGTGAATCGAAATTCCGTTGTGGCCCCAGTACACTTTGGCCCGCGGTGACCCTGATGACACCGGATCGCTGGTGAACGAGCCAGTGACCCGCATCACCGGTTGCCCCAGCTCCTTGCGCGCCTTGGCCTCTTCGGTCAGCTCCGCATAGGTGTATTCCACGCCTTCGACATCGCGGAACAACATGTCTTCGGTGAGATCGTAAGCTTGTTCCTGGTGCCCTTCGCCGAGCGGTCTCGACTTCGGGTCAAGGGTCAACCCAGGCCAGTTTGCCAGCACTTTGTCGGCTGCATCCAGCAACGCGAACACCTGCGCCCGTGTCAGCTCCGGCAATTCGTCGATATGCACCGTGGCCGGTGAGCGTCCATCGACCCATGAGTAGGTCCGCAGCACCTGCCCTTGCGCATCATGGGAGTGTGGACCGAATGCGCCGAACTGCTGACCGCCGCCGCCTCCGGCAAAAGCCTGCACGGCAAAAGCAGGTTTCGGTGTTCCGGTAAACGTGAAGCGGCGCGTATGAGCCTCGTGGAACGCTTCTTCACCATCAGCCAGCCGCAGGAAAAATGCCGTTTTGGGTGGGTTTCCGTGCCGTTCCAAACCGTCGAATACAATGGTAGGTGTAATATCTTCAAGTGCCGCTAAAATATTAATATCAGGTATATCGTAATCCAGCACCAGAAGCGGCGGCTCGACCCGCAATCCTATCGCTGGCCATTTATGCTGCCGCGCCCAGCGCTGACATTGATACTCGTCGACCTCTATTGTCGGCCATTTCGGCAGGTAACACGCCTTGTCCCTGTTCGGGATCGGAACGTAGCCGTTTTTCAGCAACTGCGGAAACAGATGGCGCACACTGTCCATGGAACTTCTCCCCGGTGATTCGCGGCCTACAGAAGGCCGCGACCGCATTGGATTGTGCTCCGTTGCGGTTTGACCTACCTGATGTAGTGGGTTAGCGAATGCTGCAGCGCGCTCTTGATTGTGACGCGATTGCAAGCCTAAGCTCGGTGACGATTGTGAATCAAGCACGACAGGTGAAAACGCACGGAAAAATTTTTCCTGCGTTTGTAAACTGTTATTGTGGTTCTTTCTTAGCTGAGTAGAACCAGCGTTCCGTCATATCGACGGCCAGCGGCAAACCTGCCGCCCATGGTCTGTCGAATACCATTGCCTCCTTCATGGCCGTCATTGTCCGCTCGATATCGCGCCGCTCGCATTCGACCACAATCTCGTCGTGCGAATGCGAAATGACTGCGAAGCCTTCATCGACCAGCCGCACGATGGCCTCACGCAGCAAATCTGCGGCAGCCGCCTGGGTGATGTTTTCTGCAAACCGGCCGCCATACAGCGCAACGATCCCATGCGCGCGGCGAAACGTCAGCCCGTGCCGTGTATCGAGCACGCGTTTTGTTGTCTTGTCGATGATGTCGTAGTCGCGCATCTTGCAGGAGGGGTAAATCAACGGCCGCCCCGACGGCAGGATGCACAACAGCATGCCGTCGCGGCGCAACGGCACGTAAACGAAGGTGACGCGGCCGACTGTGATTGGTGTTTCCGGCTGCATGATGGCTTGCCGCGCGGCGCCGAACAGGCCATAACTGCCTTCGCGGCTGTGTTTGCCCCAGAATGCCGGTGCCCACGGATTGGCTGCCCTCCACGCATCGACCACCGTCTGCGCCTGCTCATCGGTAAAGTGCATCCGGTAGTTTGCCGCCATCGAATGCAAAGCGTTCCTGCCGCCGCCGAAGCCACAGGCTAAGGTTGCTACCTTGCCGCGTTGACGCTCCTCTTTGCTGATTTCCTTTGGTCTCTTGCCGGTCATTCCGGCTGCGGTCACGATGTAGAGGTCCGGCTCCGCCGGATCGGCGTCGGCGCGCCGGAATGCGTCTAGCAGTTCATTGCCGCCTTTCGACTTTGACAGCCACGGCAGCACCCGTGCCTCGATCTGCGCGTAGTCGGCCTTGATCAATGTTCTGCTGCCGGTGGCGATGAAGGCAGGTCTGATCGTCAGCGCCAGCTTGCGCGCGGGCACCTCACCATTGCCATGCGCCGCCAGCTCCTCCAGCGAGCAGCCGTCGCTGATCAGGGCGACAGTCGAATCCTCCCAATATCCGTAATCATCGGAGGCATCCTTACCCAGGACTGTTCTTGTGAGATTCTGGAGCTGCGTTCCGCGACCTGCGAATCTACCAGTTTGACCGCCGCCATTGAATACGAATTGCCCGTGTAATCGTCCATCAACGTGCTGCTCAAGGATGGCTTTGAACTTCTTCGGCGCCGCCGAGGCGCCGAACTCGCGCAGCTCCAGCACCTCCATCAGCACCTTGTCGTCGCAGCCTTGCGACCGCAGCATATCCAAGAGCCGTTCGACCACCCCGCGGGCAATCGTCAACTTGACCTTCTCGACCAAATCCTCGTCGTCCTCGCTGTCGGCCTCTTCCTTGTAGACCGTCGACATGACCAGCCGGGCTTCGGCGCTCGGCAGCCGGTCATGGATGAATTGCGCGATGCGCAGATGCTGGTGGATCGATGTGATGGCGCCGCCGGTCAGAACCGCGAGCCGGTCGTTGGTGCGCACCGTATCTTCCCTGGCGAGCCGCGCCGCCTCCTGGCAGAACCGCAGGTCAACCGCCGCGCCGTTGTCGTTGACGGCTTCGTTGGCCTGATAGGTGGCCCAGTCGTAGTCGGTGAGCGCGGGCAGCATGAGCCGGAACACCCGTCGCAACTCCTCGACGTCTTGCTTGGCGTAGCGGCCGAACCGTTCCCAGGCTTCCGGGTCGTCATCGGCGGTGACCGCCTTGCTGCCGCAGAAGCGGGCGATCAGAGCTTTGCCGTCCTTGCGCTTTCCCGGGCCTCCCAGCCTCGTGGATGCGGTTTCGAGGTCGTCGGGCAGGTTATGGGCGAGCGCGGTCGCACGCGCGTCTATGACCTGCCCAGGGGCCAGGAACGGGCTATCGGTGAGCGCGTAATTCCACACGCAGCGGTCGAAACCGGTGTTCCAGGCGCAGAACACCTGTCCGGCCTCGAAGGCTTCCCGCAGATCGCCCGGCAGATCGCCGTAGGCAAGCGCGCTGCCGCGGCGGTCGACCAGTTGCACGGGTCCGAGCCCGATGGCGTACGCCAGCAGAACCGCCTCGGCTTCGACCGCATAGCGGTAGGAGCCGTGGCTGATCGGTACTGGCGAACGCGTCTCGAAGTCAAAGAAAACCAGATTTTCCGGGGCGTAGCGCAATTACGCCGTCGGCTGTGTACGCGGCCGCCGCCGTCCTGTCGGCGTCACCTGCGGCTGCGGCTCAGACTGCGGCGCGGTCCGCTGCGGCTGCGGTTGCGGTTTCTGCTCGACGCGTTGCTGCGGCGGGTCTTCACCGTCTGCGAGACCATCGAACTCTTCGAAGGTCATCCACTTCTGGATGTCCAGCACCGGATTGTAGATCGTCTTTTTCCACTCGCTGTGGAAATAGTCGCGGATGCCGAGCTTGACCACCGGGCACAGGTTTGACTGGTCGAGCCGCGCCTGCTTGCGCACGGCATCGACCAGATTTTGCATGATCACCTTGGCGCCGTAGGACCCGTTCTTGTAGAGCGCCATCGTGCCCGTGTCCTCGCCGGTCAGGCACAGCACTTCGAAAGAAAACTGCAAAGTGTAGGGCGCGCCCACGTTCGGCAGGTCGGTGACCGGCGGCAACGGCATGCTGGCCGGGACCATGCGCTCGCCGAGCGGCTTGCGCTCTTTCGTGTTGTTCGGCGGCCACGCGATGTAGCCGTGCTTGCAGGAGCGGATGTCGATTGCCCAGCGCGAATCCGGCTCGACCTCGGTGCGATCCTGGCCGTAGGCCCAGACGCCGTCGCCGTTAATGCCGATGAACGGCAGTCCGGATGCGACGCCACCAGCTTCGTCGATGGACTGTGATATGTTGGCGAGACCGCCGAGCAGGTTTTGCATGCGGCCGATATGGTCAGGCAGGTTGCCGTTGCTGTTGGTAGGTACAAGGTTGTCGTTCATGGTAAAAAGCTCCAGGTAAACGGCAGAATCGCCGTATGGCCGAGGCTATTCGCTTTTGCTGGCCGCCTCAAGCAGAATGTCGGCAAGTGCGCTCGGGCTTGCCGTTACCGCCGGACGCTTGTCGGTCACCGGCGCAATCGTTGTTCCGGAGGAAACTGGCACTGCCAGCCCATCCGGCAGCTTCTGTCCTTTTTTCAGCATGCGTTCGACACCGGCCGGTGACTTCAGTTCCTTGTCGTACAGCTTCGACTTCGGCAGCTTGAGCCGTCTGGCCAGTGTCTCGGGCTCGACTACCCATTGCCGGGTGGCGCGCTTTTGCACCAGCTTCCAGCCCGGCACCTCGCCGCCATTGGCGAGGATCAGATGCGCCTGGGTGCGCGCCTCGCTGATCAACTTTTCAACGGCGGGTGCGGCGTCGAGAATGTCGAGCAGGATAGCTTGGTAAGTTGGAAGAGCCTCGGTCTTGTCCGTGATCTCCCTTGGTTTGATGATCTCCAGGTCGAACAAAGGGCCGGTATGCAGCGGACAGATGGTCTGGCACGGCTGGAACCGGCACCAGCGTCCCTTTTTGATTGGCGCATCCTTGTACTCGGCTATCGTGAGGGCATTGCGCAATTCATGCGCAAAACCATCGAGATTGGCGAGGCTGACCTCGGCGCTGGTGACGGGGTCATGGTCGCGGGCGCGCGGCTGCACGATGGTCAGGATAATACGGCAGCCCGGCGGGAACAGCTTGGGGAGCGTGTGCCGGGCGGCGGCAGCATAGAACATGAGCTGCTCATTAACGATTTCGTAGTTCGGGTTATCCGGGTCCGGATAGACTGCCTGAACGCCTTCTCCGGCGCCGAATTTCCAGTCAGTCACATAGGTGGTGTTGGTTTTCTCGGTGCGGCCGAGAAGGTCCAGCGTGCCAAAGGCATCTGCGATCCCTGGGAACTCGACCTGAACCTCGGTTTGCCAACTATCAACTTTGGATTTGAAATCGCGCCAGTAGTCCATCGCCGGTTCCAGGGCGTCGTGGACAAGCTCCGACGTGATCTCGACCGGCCCGGCGTGAGTGTCGACAGTCGGCGGCAATTTGCTGAGTTTCATCTTGCCAGTGATGACTTGCTCCACCACGGTATGCATGGCGGTGCCTTCGATCGCGTAGGACGAATCGCGGTCGACCACCGGCGGCAAGCGTGCCAGCATGGCGGTCGAGCCTGGGCAGTTGACGAGACGGGCGGCGCTGCTGCCCCCGGCTACTGCGGAGTGTCTTGACGGCATTTTTTATTTCTCCTTGACACGGTTTAGTATGTCGAAGTACCCGGCCTCGGCAGCTATCTTCATGATTTCTTTGTTGGCTTTACTTGTCTCACGGTCTTGTCGTTTTGTCGTTTCATAGTCTTTTTCTTGTGGGATCGGTGGCATTCGCCACCATCCAGGTTTGGTGCTTTCTTCAGGTAGCGTCCACACGCTGCCGTCATCGCAAAGTACGACGATACAGTTATCACTGGTGGCGACTTGGATGATTTTACGTGGTGTGTCTGTCATTGATGGTCTTGCTCCTGTTTAGCGCCAGTCTGACAAGTCGACGAACGGCTTCAGGACGTGAAAGCTCAGGGCCGCGGAAACGGTCAATCGCCCGCAACTGCGCTTTGTGCATGCGCACCACCACCGGAACCCCCGGGCCGGTTGTTTTCGGCCGTCCGCTCTTGGATTTTTGCGATCTTGATCTGTTCATGTGATTTTGATATCACGAATCAAAGGGAGCAAGCAACCATGCAAATCGATCCTCTGACATTCGCCGAGCTGCGGCTCGGCAACGTTGCACGTCAGCGCCAGTGGGACCCGGACGTTGTTGAGCGCCTCGCCGACCTCGCGCGCGAAGCCTGGGGCATGCGTGGCAGCCGCGCCGATGTGGGCGACCTCGCCATGGAACTGGCTGATGTGATTATTATCGCCGACCTCTTGGCGTGGAAATTCGACATTGACCTCGGTGCTGCGGTGCGCGCCAAGTTCAATGAATCTTCAGCAAGGCTCGAACTCGATGAAAGACTGTGAGGTCTCCTATGCCACAGGGAACCACTTGCGAAGAATGCGAACATCGCCTCGGAATGTCGCATCAGACCTGTTCGGCGCGGCGCACCGAGCTGCGCGCTCTTCGGCTGACGGACTATGTCTACGATGAAAACGGCAACCCTGTTCGCCGCCGCACCACCAGTGGGAGGGGGGCGTTTGTCGAAGTGGCCACCGCAGACGGCAAGAACACCATTCGATTTGGTTGGCGCATCAATACCGGCCGCGATCCGACCAAGGGTCATCACAAAGACAACCGGGCCAGCGCAGCGGCATTTGCTTCGATCGACCCCGAAGCTTGTGCGCGCCGCGTGCTCGAACTGATGGTGAAATTTTCATGAGGTTCCCGTGCCCGGCACAAACCTAGGTCCGAACTCAGACCGGACACCCTGGTGCCCCGCCGGGACCACGGCGGGCGGGAAGGTTAACCTCGCTAGTCCCCTTCCCGCCCGAGACAAATGACGGAGGCCAGCCGCAGTGTGAAACCCAGCCCTCAACTGCCACCGTCTCGGGCCAGCCAGGGTCTTTGTGCAAACCAATCCTGCACTGCTGGCCCGTCACTTTCTCAAAGGAGATGAACCATGACAGAAACTGCAATCTCGTCAGCCATGAAACGCGCGGGCCTCAACGTCGCAACCTCGGCGCTCTATATTGCGGCAGGCGCTGCGTGACCGGTCTTTGCCCGAGGCGCTCCGCGAGTTCGTCAAGCGCATCAAGGACAAGCCACCGCTGCTCGACGCGCTGGCATTGCCGTTCCTGCAGGACGTGCAGAACGATATGACGAACAAGCTCGGCCATGACAGAGGTGAAACCCAGAGCGCGCATGCCGAGCGCGGACGCGGCCACAAGGCGGTTGAGCCCCAGATTCACTCTGCCGCGTCCAATACAAAAGGCGGCCAAAAAACGCTTGATGCCCAGGTCGGCGGTGCCGCCTTGGGCGGGGGCCACATGCGATATGAAGCCCGAGCCGGGTTTGCCCCCGCCCTTCCCCCTGTCTCGGCCGCTCGTTGTGCGGCGGCCAAGCGCGCTGCGAAGGCTGAAGTCGAAGCGCTCGATCTGTTGCGAGACCTGCGTGGGCTGGTGGAAGAGCGAGGATGAGAATTTACTGTCGTTGTGCGTTTGTGCGAGCGCGTTAGTCAGGCTTCCTTCACGGTCATAGGTTTGACGTGCTCGATGTTGGTGTGCTTGCTGTACATGACGTCGATCGCTTCGGTGCGCGCAGCCGGAACATCATCGGCTTCGACTTCGACGGTGTCGAAGTGCGTGGGATAGTCTGTCATCGATGGGAAGCCGGTGGCGGTGCGGTAGCCGCATTTGACTAGGTATCTCATTTCAAGGGTTTCCTTTCTCGTACGTTGTCAATTTCAGTGACGGTGATCCGGCCCAGCATGAGCAGCCGGGCCAGGATGGCGACGGGCACGGGGATCGGGTGGCCACCGGCTATCCAGTAGCGGACTTCGCGGGGTTTGTAGCCCATCAGCTCGGCAAACCGCGTTTGCGTCATGTCGAGCTTGATGAGGTGCAGCTCAAGCTCGCGCGACGTCATTTGCTTTGACCTGCTTATTGAAACGTACGAGCCATTCCTTAGCGGTCAGGACTTCGTACTTTTCCAGGTTGACACGGGCAGCAATCTTGCGTGTGAAAGTTTCGAATACCGGCTTCCCGGTTTCACGTGAGATGATGATCCAGCTTTGTGTCATGTGCGCATCTCGGTGTCATGGTGGAAGTTCCAATTCGAAGCAGCCTCTTCGGTGTTGAAGATCGGCGAGAAGCTTTTGGGTACTTCGAATATCTCGAAGTACTTGTGCCGCGTCTCGAACCACATCACCATTTGCCCTTCAGGATGCCGCGCGGTCTTCCAGGAGTACACATCCTTGGTCGGGCTGTAGGCATAGGGCGATGGGATGTCGTTGACCTGAAGACGGGCGAGGTAAGCCACCGGCTCCTCGCTCACGGTGGCCAGCCAGCGGGCCAGTCCACGTGGCTGGTAATGGTTTTGATTTTCTTGAAGCTCATTGATCTCTCCTGAAAAGAGGGGGTCGAAGCCCCCGGGATTATTTGACTTTGGTGAGCTTGCCGTTCACCATGGTGCCCTGGGCGTACCATTTATGAGGCTCAGGGTAGTGCGGGCCTTCCAAGTAGACGGTGCCGTTTTCTGGCACCGTGCCAAGGCCGGGCTAGGTCATTTGGTTTCCTTTCGTTGGAGGGAAGTGGGAGGCCCCTAGTCTCGCCGGTCCCTCCGAGGGCGGGGAGGCGGCTCCGCCATCACGTATATAGGCACTACTTGCCTATTGTCAAGATCACTTTTTCTCCTCAAACTCTTTGATTGCTTCGTCGAGGAACGCCTTTACGTCGGCACCTGCACCAAGCACGACAGCATGTCGTTTGGCGAGAAAACCGACAGCCGTTACCGTTGCCCAGCGTTTGAAAGGAAAACGAATGTCTGAAGCGATCAAAGCCTACAACAAGGAACGCGACGCCGCGCTCCTCAAGGACCCCCAAGCTCTGATGGAGGTCGGCCGCAAGTATGGCCAGCCCACGCCTAGCGATCCCCACGTGATGGAAATCTGCTTTCACCAATGCATCACTGCAGTGAAAAACCTCCCTATTGAGTACCGTCGTGGATCAAAACAGTGGCTGCTGGCCCACAATTACTGGAGCTGGGACGATGGCGATTTATAACGAGCGTATCGCTACTCCATCCATGGACCTCGGCGCAGCCAAGACAATCATCGAGTTTGCTCGCGCCGATCAGCGCCGCCTGATGCGCGAAGCCCGAGCGCCAGATCGAGCAGCGAACTCATCAGCCGACCGACCGTGACCCCGTCCTGGTGCCCCGGGATATGCCGTATGAGTAGAGCGGACCAAGGCCTTCGTTCGTTATTTCCAAAATATTTGCCGTACGTTCATTGGCAAAGTATCGAATCAGGAGCAACAGGCGGCGGTATCCCCGACCTCAACGGTTGCTTCGCTGGGGTCGAAGTCTGGATCGAATGCAAGCGCGCCACCGGCAAGACCCTTACCCGTTGCTCTGAGATACGCCCCACGCAGATCGCCTGGGCCGAGCGCCGCGTGCGCCATTTCGGTCGCGTGTTCCTGGCAATTCGCCGCCACGACAAAACCATCGATGAATTGCTGCTCTATCCTGCCAGCGCGCTGCGTCAGTTTCACGACGGCGCTTGGCTCGGCGAGATCAAGCCGCTGATCCAGTGCGCCGGGGGTCCGGCGAAGTGGCACTGGAACACGATTGAGCAAATGCTGTTCGGTAAACCATTGTAAACACACGCTTTTTCGAAAACATTGACATTACCTAGCGGCAGTGGCATATTACAGACCAGGTTGATCGTGCAGTAGCTGATCAGTCTCGGATGTCAGTCCAGTCGGCCTTCCGGCTCTCTCGGCACCGATGATGAAGTGACGCGACCCGAGGGACAGCCATGGCTGCCTCTCCAGCCGCATCATGCGGACACGGCGGCATAGGCCGTCGTGTGAACTGAAGTGAAAGGACCAAGTCATGTTTGACGCGATGACCGTTTCTAACCAGTGGGCCGCCCGTCCTGCCGACGAGCGTTACACCTCACTTACCGAGATGCACGCCCACTTCAAGAACGTGCACGAGAACAGCCGGGAGGTCACGATCGACCCCAAGAGCCTCACCGTCGTTCCGGCCAAAGACAATCGCGGCCTGACCGTCGAAGGTCCGTCAAAGGTTGGTTATGCACCTACCAACTGGGCGTTCAATCAGCTGGTGCGCACCGCCCAAATCCCAGGTTTGCAGCCCAACGGGCTGCGCCTATTGCCTTCGCCCCTCGCGGCGGATTGCCTGAACTACGGCCTGCAGATTCGCAGGCGCCAGCTCGGGCTGCAGGAAGACTGCAAGCTGCTCCTGCACCGCAACAGCGGCAACCACCTCAACGCGGTGACCTCGGCTGGGTATGGCCGGATTTGGAACGACGAGATAACCCAGGCCCTTTTCGATCTTCCGGAGAATTGGCAAATCCCTGGTGAGTTCGGCAAGAAAGTCCCTGTCACCAAGGAGAACACCACGCTCTATGCCAGCGACCGGGACATGTTTGTGTTCCTTTGCGACGAGCAGAACCGTATCGACATCCCGAACCGTCGTGACGGCAAAACCGGCACGCTCGGCCGCGGCTTGATGGTCTCGCAGTCGGAGGTCGGCAAGCAGTCTTTGCGGGTCGGCACGGTCTACTTCGACTTTCTGTGCATGAACCGCATCATCTGGGGCGGCGTCGACTTCCAGGAGATCAAAGTCCGGCACACCTCGGGCGCGCCCACCCGCTGGCTTGATGAAATCATGCCTGCGATCAACCGGTTTGCCCAGGGTTCTTCGAAAAACATCATCGAGGCCATTGCGGAGGCACGCCAGCAGAACGTCGCCGACAAGCTCGACGAGTTCTTGGCCACTCGCTTCGGCAAGGGCAAGGTCGAGAGCCTGAAAGCCACGCACATGGCCGAAGAGAACCGGCCGATCGAGACCGTGTGGGACGTAGTGACCGCCGCGACGGCCTACGCGAAGACCATCCCGTGGCAGGACGAGCGGGTCGACTTCGAGCGCACCGCCGGTCTGCTGTTGCCGCGCTTCAAGGAGCGTGTTGCGGCCTGACAACCCGGGGGAGCTACGGCTCCCCCTCCCCTCCCCAACCAAAGGTACTTTTACATGTTCTCCTGGAAAAATCTGCAAACCGAACTGTCCCGGTCGCCTTGGCTCATGCCGGAGGACGACATCACCACGCAGCGTGGCATCGTCGCCGCGTCGATCGCGATCCTGGACCGCATGAGCAACGGCGAGCGGCTCCGCGAGGTGACCTGGACGCCGGTCCGGCGCCTTACCCCTCCTGAACCGCCCCGCCCTGCTCCTACGGAGGCCACCGGTGAGCCGTTCGCCAAGGTGCCTACCCCAACCCCGCCGCCCCGCACCCCGCGCCCTGGTGGCGCTGCGGTGAAGATACCGGAGCTTGTGTTCTGATGTACTCGTTCACCGTTAAAACGCGCCCCGTCTGCGTTCACTGCGGCCGCAAATGCGGCCGCAAGTACAATCACTGGCCTGCTGGTCAAATGAGGCCGTCTCCGTGGGACGGCACCACCTGGGTGCACCAGTACAATCCTTTCTGCACCCTGCGATGCGCCTTCGCCTACGCCCGCAAGGCGTATGCGCGGCACCGCAACAACTGAGCCACCCACCATGCACCAAGTCAACAGCAACAATCTCGGCCCCATGACGGCGAGCCGCATGGCCGATTTCGACAAGCTGCCCAGGGCGGTTCGTGCCGCCCTGCGGGAGGCCGATCACAACTGGTCGGGCACGCAAATCCTGCGCGCCTTGCGCAAGCGCAAGGCCAATCGTCCCGAGAAAGCCCGGGACGCCAAGACCCTGCTGCAAACCATCAGGGACCAGGACCGTTTCGTTCACAACCGCGATGCCGCAGCAGGCATCGTCTGCGGAGGACAACGACCACCATGAACGTCAAGATACTTGAGATCAGAGACTCCAATACGTTCATTCCGATGCTGTGCATCGACATGAACCCTGTAGGGGTTGCTTCAGCCTGGGAAGCCCAGCGCTACCTCCTGCGACGGTGCGGATATCCATGCGATGGGAATCCCAACATAGCGATGACGCCGCTCGATGCTGGTGGCCGTCCTTGCTGGAACGATCCCTACGGCTGGAGGGATCGCACTTTCAAAGTCGCTCACAACTACATCTACGAGAACTGGCACTCGCTCAAGGATGGCGATGTCGTGGACGTGGAGTTCATCCTTGCTGAAACGACAAAGCCGAAACAGTCGGAGCGAGAAACAGTCCCGTTCTGAGAAACCCAGGAGGAAACCAATGTCATTCAAGGCTGAAGTGATCGCCGACAGCAGCGGTAAGTGGTGCGGCAACATGCTGCGTTTCGCCACCGAGGACGAGGCTCAAAAGTACGTCCAGGACCTGTCCTGGCGCTGGACGCTGGTGAGAGACACTCGCGTCGTCGCCTCAGACGAGCCAGTCAACTACCGCTGGAACGCTGCGCGCGGGGCGGAACCAATCAAGGAGGACACCAAATGAAAAAGCTGATCAAAGTCGTATGCAACCGCATCGAGGAGATCGCCACCGAATTAGAGGACGTGGCGCGCTCTGTCAAAGAGGAGAACCTCGCCGCGGCCATGCAGGGCACCATTCGCGCTCTCGACCGGCTGCGCTCGATCCAGAAAAACATTGCCCTGGCTCAGGCGGCGGAGCGCGGCAAGGAGCGCGCCGAAGGCGAAGGCCGCCAACTGCATGCGGTAACGTCGTCGTAACAGCACGAGGGGAGTACGCCACGCAGGCGCGGTGACAGCGCGCGTCGGGTGTGAGTCCCGAACAAGGCGAAGCTGAAGTGCAGCCCCTCACCGGCATGTTATCCGCCAAGCTTCGCAAGTCACCTCAACCTCTAAAATAGGAGATACCCAAAATGTTCACACGAGAAGGCATCATTTCTGATCGTTTACATCATGTTGGGGTGATCAGAATGAAGTTGCTATTAGCCGTTCTCTTTCTCGCCGTACAGCAAGCATCTGCGGCTTGCACTCTCTGGCCAGGGCGCAACGAAGCGGCATGGCGCGCCTGCATGGAGCTGGAACGTCAGCAACAGCAGATACAGCGCCTGCAGAGCGAACAATGGCTGCTGCAACAGCAACAGCAACAGCCTCGGATAATTATTCGTCCAAACAAGGAAACCCAAAAATGAAGTTCATCCCCGTCAATCGATTGGACGACATCGTCGTCCTACCGCTCGATATGGCCGCGCTGATCGACACCGCCTATTGGGAAGCGCGACGTGCCGCCATCCATGATCGCCGCTACTATACGCTCGCTCGCGCGTGGTACGCGAGTCTGTGCAGGCAGGCGAAAATCCATCCGGCGATAACCGATCCGAAGGAAAGGCCGGAAGTCGTTACCACGTTCCTGAAAGAAATAACCGAGAAGGTCGTCGTGTTCGAGGCGGAGGACTTCGAATGATTGTCTCCACAGCCATCATCGACGCTATCACCGCGCGAGCGTTCGGCGTCAGCAATACCGACGCGGCGGCGATGGTTATCATCGCCCTGATCGTCGTCGCCATCGGCCTATTGCAACGGAGCAAGCCATGATGATCTGGACCCTGCTCGACTCTCATTTCAACCCCGATATGCTCGGCACTATTCCCATGATGCTCTCAGAAATGGACCCGCGCCCAGCGCGGGTTCAACTGCATGAGGGTTACGGTCACGGTGGCGGCTGGAACCCTTTCAAAGGGTTCAAGCTCTTGCCCGGCGACGCTCTCCAGTATCCTGGCGATCCCGTCCTCGCCCCCCTCGCCCAGACCAAGCTCCGCGACGAGCTTATCGTGGTCTACGACTACGCCTGGGTAGCAATCATTCAACTCGACCGAACCTTCGAAGTATGCAGGATGGATTGACATGCTCACCACATCTGTAGCCATGGTTAAAACGATCCACAAATCGTGGTATGACACCGAACTTGGTCCTATGCTCACCTACCACAATCTGATCCTGCGCGGTTGGACCCGCGCAGACATTTTAACGGTGCTCGGCGAGCCCGATCGCATGGGCGTAAAGCCCAAGGGCGGCGCGCCGATCAGGCTTTACGCGCAAGAGCGCGTGTTGCAAGCGGAAGCAAATCGATGCCGCTAGTTCTCAGAGCCTACGGACCGCGGGGTGTCGTGATCGCCCCGACTGAAAAGATGCACCAGGGTGCGTACATCAAATCGTATAATCCTGCGGCCTTCGGTGGCCTCGGTGATGTGGAGTTTACCCAGGACATCAACGAAGCTCTCGTGTTCCAAGACGACAGTGAAGCTCGGGATTTCCTCATGCAGGTGCCAGCAGAGCGCCCGCTGCGAGCTGATGGCAGACCGAACCGGCCGATCCGGGCGTTTGATATTGGCAAGAGGTACGTGTAAAACACCGGCGTGTTGAGGAGGTGTAGATGAGAAGGATCAATAACGAACTGAACAATGACGACAAGCGTTTGAAAAGCCTGATCCCCAATGGCAAAAGAAACGCAATCACGAGCACCGAACTGATCAACAAATTTTGGGGGAAGAAAGATCAGCCGTTCTACGCTCGGTCCGCTATGTTGGCGCGGCTGCGCATTCTGGAGCGCAAACTGGCAGCGACCGGCAAGATACTGGTGCTCACTGGATACGGCGGCCCGAAGCCGATGCAGATTTGGATTCAGCGAGCGCGGTAACTCAGGGCCACTTCGGTGGCCTTTTTCATATGAGGAGAGATGATGACCTATATTCCCGCCGTTAAACCTTGGGCGCACCAGGAAGAAGCTCTCAAAAGACTACGAACCCAGCGCGCCTTTGCCTTGCTGATGGCGATGCGCACCGGCAAAACCAAAGTTATTCTCGACGACTTTGGCAGGCTGGAATCCGCGGGAGCTTGTCAGGACCTGCTGGTGGTCGCGCCCGCAGGCGTATACACGACGTGGCTCCAGGCCATCGTGGATCATGTCAGCCCGTCGCTCCAAAAGCGCCTTGCGGTCTACTGTTGGAAGGCGGAAGATGCTCACGACAAGCCGCACAATTTCCTACGCAATGCCGAGGGGCGGCCACGTGTTTTGCTGATCAACATCGAGGCGCTGAGCACTGTTGTTCGCGCCCAGACCCTCGCCCACAAGTTCCTGGCGCAGCGCGCCAGCATGATGGTGGTTGACGAGTCGACTAGCATCAAGGGACCGTCCGCCGCCCGCGCCAAGTTCTGCTGCAACGTGCTTGGCCCGACGGCTCAGTACCGGCGCATCCTATCGGGACTGGCGTATCCACAAAGCCCTTTGGACGCTTTCATGCAGTTCAATTTTCTGGACCCTGCGATTATCGGGTTCAGAAATTTCTCCAGCTTCCAGCGCCGATATGCTATCACGGAGCTGAAGAAGTTCAACACCTCACCGGTTCCGGTCGAGGTCGTCACCGGCTATCAGAACCTCGATGAGCTGGCGGAAAAGCTCGCGCCCTTTTCGTACAAGATCAAGCTCGAAGACTGCTATGATCTGCCGCCGAAAATGTATTCGATGCGTGAGGTCGAGCTGACGCCAGAACAGCGTAAGGCGTACAGCGAGATGAAAAGGTATGCCACGACTATGATCGAGGAGGACCAGCACATCACCTCCACCGTCGTGCTCACGCAGCTCCTGCGCATGCACCAGATACTGATGGGGCACTGCGAAGACGCCGAAGGCAACCCCGTCACGATCCCGGAGAACCGCACCAAGGCTCTCCTGGAGCTGCTCGCCGAGTACGAAGGCAAGGGGATCATCTGGGTGTCGTACGGCAAGGACATCCACAACGTGGGTGCGGTGCTGGCGGAGGAGTACGGTATCCATTCCGTCGCCCGGTTCTGGGGCATGAACAGAAAAATCCGCAATGATGAGGAGCAGCGGTTTCTGACCGATCCCCGTTGCCGGTGGATGGTTGCCACTCCCCAGGCAGGCGGGCGCGGGCGTACCTGGACCAATGCGAGCTTGGTCGTTTATTTCTCGAACACCTACAATCTCGAATACAGACTGCAAAGCGAGGAGCGCGCCCAAGGCGTCGGCAAATCTCAATCCGTACTCTACGTCGACCTCATTGCCAAGGGCACCGTCGATGAGAAAATCATCGGAGCCCTGCGCAACAAAATCGACCTCAGCACCAAACTGACCCGCGACACTTATCAGGAGTGGTTGATATGAATAAACTACTGGCAGAAAAGGCAACGCAGAGCTTTGGATTTACGATGATCAGTTGACTGTCCGTATCTGGAACAACTGCGATGTCCCAAACTGTCAAAGTGAGTTTATCGACATCAGTCTATGTAATTTCTTCGTGACGCTCAATGGACTGATTCAAGAACTTAAGGAAACCGGAGAGGAGCAAGTGAAATATGAGCACAGATATCATTCTAAGTCAGTTGGTGCATAACCTCGGCGACAACGCCAACACAGAACTCATGCAATGGGAAAGCGATACGCTCAACCGGTTCGAGGAAGCTGGTATCAAGCTCAGTGAGGCGCTCCAGGCTCTCACGGCGCTTGTATCGGCTCGCGCCGCCAAATGGGCTGTCGTCAGCGGAATATCGGAAGAGAACTTTATCAACAAAGTAATGACAGTGGCCTACCGGAACGCAGCAGGGAGAATCCAATGAGCCGGGAAACCCTGGAGGACGACCTGCGTACGCAGTGCCACAACAAACTACTGCAATGGGTAAACGACACCGTCGAGCTGTACCGCATGGCTGATTTCGGCGCCGTCGAAATTTTCATGACGCTGATCACACTGCTGGTCTGGGAATTGTCCCGTGTCATCCGGACTACCATGCGCAACGCCCCTCACCTCGATGCTCTCAACCATACGCTGGCACAACCGGAGGCACTGCGTCAGATACATCACCTTCATGACATGTTGAACCACGCACTTGAAACGCGAGAAAGGGAAGAAACAAATGGCTGACAATAACTGGCCTATCGACAAGCGCGTCCCAACGCTGCCCACCGAGGTGCCTGCGCGTGCGCCCGAATCCGACTATGCCAAGCGTGCTCGCCCCCCAGACCATATTCTGCAGGCCATGCGCAACGCCCCTCACCTCGATGCTCTCAACCATACGCTGGCACAACCGGAGGCACTGCGTACGACGGCGCAGTGCATCTTCGACCTGCGCTTTCACGACCTGATCGAGCTGTGCCAGAAAGCCATTGGCAACTCGGATAAGCTCGCCTCGATCCAGCCCTTCGATCTGGCCACAGGGTTGAGCGGATGGGCCATCGAGCAACTGGCGAAAAAGCATGAATGACAGAAAATGGGAGCATGGCATCCCGGCCCATATCATCGGGCTGTTCGAATTGACAAAGATGATCGTCAACGGACAGCCCAGTCGTGGCTTTGCGATCCGCTGCGGCCGGTGTCGCAAAGTCGAAATGACAAAAATGAACACCATGCACGGCAGTGGCGACACCACCCACACCGAGAACCGCATTGCCACGCGGAAGTTCACCCGGATGGGTTGGAGTGTCGGTGACACCGCTGGCCGTCACCGCTGTCCGGCATGTAATAAATCCCAGCCCGACAACGGAGGAAATTTGATGAAAAAATCCGATCACCTCTACGAAGTATCCCAGCGGGCATTGGAAACCACGCCGGAATTAAAGCCCCTGACCTACGAGTACAAACGGCTGATCCTTGATAAGCTCAACGATGTCTACCTCAACGAAAAGGAGGGCTACTCCGCAGACTGGACGGATCGGAAAGTAGCCGATGACCTCGGCTGTCCGTTAGCCTGGGTGACGCAACTCCGGGAAGTCAACTTCGGCCCGCACGGCTCGAACGTCGCCATCGATCACGACATCATCGCGGCAACCAGAAAGATCGAGGAGTGCCGCACCATGGCCGCCAAGCTGCTGGCCACTGCCGATGAGGAGAAGGCCATGGCACAGAAGCTATCGGTCATGGCCGAGGACCTGGAGAAACGGCTGCAGACTATCCAGAAAGCATTGCGGCCGTGAAAAAGAAAAAGGGGGCCGTGGGCCCCTTCCGCTCTTGTGTTGGTGCGCCGCTTATTCGCAAAAAACGCTAACGGTTATGAGGAACCCGCGGGCTTTCAGGAATCATCGACGCACCCGGGCGGCAGCGGTGATGCAACCCTCTACCGCCCGTTTTGGAGAAATCAATGGAACGTCAGCTAAATGAAGACTTGAAAAAACATGCCAGTGACGAGCTTAAGCGATGGGAGCGCAACACCTACGACACGTACAGACGGGTCAGTACAGATTACAGAGAGGCCGCTTCTGTCATCGTTGGCCTGTTGTGGTACGAGGCTGTCGTCGGCGCAGTTGCTTGCGGCATGACCGACGAACAAATCCGTACCGGAATAGACCTCGTATTGAAGGATGTCAGAAATGCTAAAAATGATGGGAAACGGTATACGTGACGACGGACGTCCGGTTAAACTGGTAGTGTTCGGACTGTCTCATGCGAACCTCGGACGGCTCAAGGATGGCGCTCCGATCAAGTTCAACGGCTCGACCTGCGGACTAGGTGATGATATCGAGTTCCTGATCTTCGCGGGCGAGAGTGAACGCACGATGCAGCGCGATTTTATTGATCTGATCGGGCCGGAGACCAAAGTGTCGATCAGCCCCAAACTGAAGGATTGAGAGAATGGGCTTACGTATCGATGGTGTCGAAGTGACAACGCAAAACGTCATCAACCGCGCCGAAGGCGACCCCAAGCTGCTTGCGGCGATCCGAAGGGGGTATAAGGCGGCGCTTCACGGTGATGCTGATCTCTCGCCTAACTACCACGAGACTGTTTGGTTGGATCATCGGCTATCGCTGCGGACGCGAGGAACGACAGAAATCACTGTCCTAACCACTCCTGGGTCGGACGGCCGAAGATGTCTGCCGTCCACCCGCTCATCGACCGGAAATCAGGTGTGATCTCGTTGCGGCATGTCAGCCAACCCTGGCGGAACGCAATCGCCGACTGCCACTTCTGCCGCCGCTCAAAGTGACCGCCTTCCACCGTCATCGGCACCCCGCAGCCGATCACCTTCCGGAAGCCTTTGCGCCGTGCGACCTGAACCGCGAACAATCCGCTCGACCCCTTCCATTCCGCCGACGCCGTGTCGTGAGTGACGGCGCCGTGCTTGCGGTGCGACCAGACCTCCAACGGCGGGGACAGTCCGGCTTTTTTGCGCACAGCCAGCCAGTTGAAATGGCCATTGAGCTTGTCCGGGTGCAGCGTGCAGGCGTAGCCCGGCTGGTCGAACGATTTGATCTGATCATTGATATAGAAATAGGTCACCGGCCGATCGCCGACGAGCCGCAGCACTTCGTCCAGTTCTTCTTTCCAGCGATCCCCTCCCCCTACGATAATCGCAACGGCATCGCCCGAGATCGCATCCTGCAGCCGCCCGGCTTTGCGCGCCTCGCAGGTGCAGCTCTCAATCAGGTTGAACTTATCTCCAATGACGCGGCCATGTCCCTCGACACCCACCAGAGCAGGATCGTTGCTCTTTCCGGGTTCAACAGGCTGTACATCATCGAACCCGGCGAAGTAGAGGGTGTCTTGCAGGAGCCGTGAGTTCCAAGCGCATTCGTGTCCGTGTGCGTAGATAATCGCGTGCATGGCTCCGCGTCGGGTAGCCCCGAGTGGCTGCCATTTGGTGGTGAATTTGAAGTAGCTGTCATCGTCGCACCGCGCGATCTGCTCCAGGCTCGGCACCGTTACCCGCAGCACGCCGCCTGGCGCAAGCACGCGCCAAGCCTCCTGGAAGAAGCCGATGGCCGCCTTGTAGGGCACGTGCTCGATGCAGTGCTCGATCACGATATGCGAGGCCGACTGATCCGGCCAGGGGAGCTTTTTGGTGACGTCAACGTCGGCGTCGTGGTTCTGCCAACCCGCCAGCTTGTTAGTGCCACAGCCGAGATTGTACCTCTGCAGGCCCAACCCCGGCTGTGTCTGGGCCGCAGCAATGGGAGGAACCGCGGCCGCAGATGAGGCGCTGGCGACTGCCGGGATGATCGCCGCACGCCCCAGAGCCATATCGACGAATTTCTGGTAGACGCCCTGCTGCGAGCTGTCGTGCTGGTGAGTGACCCAGTCCAAATCCAGCGAGGCGATGTTATCGACGGTAATCTGGTTCTTGTCGGCGCGGAACGCGCGCCAGGGCATGATCTTGAACTGTTTGTCGTTGAGGTCTTTTTCGAGAATAGCCAATCGCACCCACCGCTCCGGCGTCGGCGCCACGCGCCGGTTCGGCCAGTCATAGCGCTTGATGAACTGCGAGCGCCGGATGTAGTCGGTGGTGAAAAACATCAGGCCGGTTTCGACCCATTGCTTTTCCAGATCGGCATGCCGCATCCCCCTCACGCTGGTGGACATGCAGTCGACGCCGTCGCGTTTCATCTCGTCGACGATGTCCTTGACCCGCAGCCGCAGCAGGCTGTCGCCCTCAATGTGGACGACGTGCTCGTAGCCGAGATCGCACGCGATCTGCAGCCCCTGGCAAAATGCCCGGCCCCAGCCGTCGCGGCCCGCTGTCACCCGGCGCCGCGACAGGTGGCCGATGTTGTACGGGAAATTGTAGTAGCTGAAATGGTGCCGCTGGCCGTCGTAGCGTGGCCAGTCATCGAACTTCTTGATTGGCGAAGCTGAGTCCACCGCCAGGAAGTCGCAGCCGTCGCCGTTCAGCTCGACGTGGAGTTTGCGCCAGAGATCGGTGAGTTGGTCCCTGTCGGGGCTATCGACGTAAAACGTTCCGAACACCAGGGTTGAATTTGTTCGCTCTTTGTCCAGCCCGCTGGCGAAGCCGATGGCCTTCCCCAGGGCAGCATGCACATCGATGCGTTTGTCGCACCGGTGAGCCGCGCTGTGACAGTCGCAGGGGTTGATCACGTCAATCGGGCACGTTGGAGCGAGGTGAACCCCGATCCGCTGCGTGGTCCGAAAGCTCTCCCGGCCGCCGTAGACGCAGATTTGAGGTGTGCCGACCGCCTGGGCGAGTACGGGCGCGAAGCCCGCATTGCAGTAGATCAGGCGCGCGGCGCGGAAGAGGGCTGCCAGCTCGGGGAACTCGAGTTCACCCTTGTGGAGCTTGACGTCGACCTCTTGCTCCGGCCCGTCGATCCACTCCCGGCTCACCTCCAGATCGGCGACGGACACCACGAAGAACTGATCGCGGATCGCGCGGTAGATTTCATCGTAGGCTTTCACATCCGGATTGCGCGACCGGCCGTCCCATTCCTGCCGGATCACCACCGGACGGTGGATCATCAGCGGCTTTCCCTTCATATCCCAACTGGCGATCCGTTCCCGCACCGCCTTCATCCACTCTTCCCTCACAGGAAGACTGAAATCTGGCCGCTCCGGCATCTTGAGACCGACGCAGGAGAACTGCGCTTCGAGGATTGAGCCGTGCTGGTCGATGAGAACCTTCGGGTAACCGATGTTTTTTCGGGCAGCATTTGAGGGAGGCGGTGGAAAAGCAGCCCGATCGAATAGCTCGTGCTCGCGTGCGATGGTCTTGCGCTGGGCATGTAGCGAAGTATCTCGCATCACCAATTTGAGACCCTGCGCCACCAGATCGTGATAAAGGAGATAGTGGCAGGTGCGCAGCCACACGTCGTGGGTCGGCAACAGACAGCGCAGGATCGCGCGCTGATGCAGATTATCGCCGATCCCGAAGTGTCCCTGGATATCCATCGCCGGTCGGGCTACAGCGAGAGGAGGCGGAGGAGGCGGAGGAGGCGGCAGTGAGGCGAACTCGACCGACTTCGGCGGCACTATTGCCTGCGTCGGTTTGCGCTCGAAACTGGCGGGGCGCACGATCACGTCCATTCGCATCGCGATGTGGTTGTAGGTGCCTTCGTCGAGATCGATCAGCTTCATCTGGCCTGGGTCGATCTTCACCTCGCGTTTGCCGGTGTCGTAGAAGACCCGTTGCGATGGTGAGATGTTCTGCACCGAGTAGATCATTGTTCTGGTCTCATTATTGTTTCGGCCAGTTCACCGGTCCTCTAGCGAACCACACTGGGTTGTCCCCCTCAGAGTAGACAAGGCTCCAGGAACCATTCTTCTTATCGCGCATCCAAATGCCAGCTTTGTTGGGGCCGCCACCAACAGTCACGAAGGTATTACCGATGCCAAACGACGTAAATCCCACGCTGGTGGTTCCTTGTTCAGTTGCCAGAGGGCCAAACAACTCTGGTTTCCAGCTGCTTCCGTCTGCTGAGTAAAGTACGGCACACTGTACTGTAAAACTGGGTTCTGCGGCGCCGTCGTCAGTTAACTTAGTCACCGAGCACACAAAGCCGGTGCCTGCGCCATTACCGGCTCCAGTCTGTGCGCCGCCAGACGTCGCAAACCATCCGGGTAAAATAGATACGTTTTCAACCGTACCACTGTGGCCCTGGGCTATGACTGTCTCACTCCCAAAAGATAGACCATCGGAAGACGTTGCGATGTACACTGAACCGGCAAAATTAAAGGGGTTCGCGTATACGATCCACTTTTTATTTTTGCCTCCTCCGTCATCTTTTAAGACGTCGTAACCCACAGTCATCATGATAATATCATTTCCGTTGTACGGAAATGGAGGCTGTTGGTAGAATGGGTTTAAGGCTCCCCAGTCTACGCTGCTGAATAATGTTTGAGGTGTCCAGACCACCCCATCCTTAGAGATGTACAGTTTGCAAGTTGGATTGCTTTTAGGATTGTTACTATCATCACGTGGTGCTGGATTAACGACTCCGGCATAGAAGAAGCCGCCAGCTTCACAGGTAAATTGTATATTCGGGGCGGTGTTACTTAGATTAGAGCTGAAATCAAGCGTTACAACCCAAGTTTTACCATTATCGGTGGAGGTGTAAATTTTCCTAGAACCGGAGACAACGAAAGTCGGTTTTGTTTTACCTTGATCATCCTTTACATTAAAAAAGCACATTCCCTGGAAGGCATCGGAAACTGTGCCAACTTGAGTCCAAGTCTTTGCACCATCCTTAGAAGAAAAAACAATGGTTGGAGTATTGAAAATATTAATACCCAGCCAGACCCCATTTCCGTATGCTCCGGTGGACATCCCTTTGGTAGTAATTACAAACTTCTTCCATGTCTTGCCGTCACTGGACGATGTCAAATCGGGAAAATTAGTAAACCCTAAAATGGGATTTGACCAACCCACGTTGACGATCATCTGCAGTGGGTCGGTGCGCACCGGAGGCGGCAGAGTGACATTCGGATCGTCGGTAGTGATGTCCGAGGTTTTTTGAAACAGCAGCGAGCCATCAATATTGCTGGTTGCCTCTTCGATGGCTTTATTGTTTGCCAGCTTGTACTTGACGGTCTGACCTCTGACTCCTTTGGTGAGATCAGCACCGAACACGACAAAAAACGCATCCGGAAATTCCACATCGACAAACTGACTGTCGTCCGTGCTGCCTTCCTGAAGCGCTGCAAGATAGTCTTCCCAGGGGGCCACCACATTCTTGTCATCAAAATCAAAATTGACAGAAGGCACGCCGGGGTTGTTACTCTGCAGATTATTGTTCAACACTCGTACTGCAGTAACATCACGCTTCGATGGCTGTGGCAGGCTCGGATCATCCTGAGCGTCGACCGGATTGGTGTTGTTGAATTTCCAACTGATGACTTGGTGAGTCTGGCCATCCTCAATGCCGGGTTGTCCTCCGCCTCTGTTGCTCACCGGTGTCTTGTTGATAAGCCATAACGGGATCGATGTACCTGCAGTCTTATTACTGGGATCGTATTCTTGCGGATTGTGAACCAGAACCTGCTTAGTCTTCCTGGCGGAATTGCCGTTTTCCTGCTGTACATCGGCTGTGTTGTTGTCCGGATCGGCTTTCTTCGGATCGTCATTCCACGTAAACTTGTACTGTGTGCTGGTGCGTTTGCCGGTATCTATAGCTTTGTAGTCGATGAACATGTTATCGATACGCAACACGTCGACCCAGATTGATTTGTCAGTTGGCTTGCCAGCGTCCGGACTGGGCGGCCCGGCATTGGGATTGAAGGGTTGATCACTGGTGTCAACCGGATCGGAGAGGTAAACGCGCTTGACGTGCGCCTTGCGCAGACGGGGATCGTCAACCATTATTATCGACCGGACGCTTTGGCATCACATCGCCGTTGTACGGCAAATCTCGTTGTAACTGGAATTATCCGCCAGGAAAGTTACGGTGAACACCTTACTGTCAACCGTACCAGTGGCCAGAGTACCCTGAGACTTGAGCCCGGAGCCGAACACTTGATTGTAGGACGATGTTCCCGAAGTCGTGAAGATTAACGTGATCTCCTGCCCTGGCACAAGTATCGAGGTCACCCAGGTATTGCCGCTGCTGGGAGTTATGTTGAATATGTCGTATGCCGAAGTATCCAGCGTCGTACTGCTGACGGACGAATTGATGCGCTTCGAAGGCGCAGGGCCATTGAACCAGTTTGACCCATTGTATTGCAGGACATCATTGTTTGCCGGGCTGGATATGTTCACATCGCTTAGGTCAGCGAGGGCAGTTATGCCACTCCTTGCCACCCAGAGCCCGCTCTCGTAAGTAAGGACATTCCCGCTTGCGGGCGGTGGTGATTGAGGCAAGCTTACGTCCGATAGATCATGCAGCGCGGCTGTCTGCCACTGTGTGACGTAGTCGCCGACGCCTGCCTTGCGCAGGAAATTGCCTACCGGCCCGCCTGAGGGGAGAGTGCAAGCCGGGTTCGACAGCAGGAGACCGTAGTAATCGGTGCCATGACCGTCATTGGCTCCGGGGTCGAACGTCGCGGCCGAGAGATGGTTCGCCCGAACCATGTAGGTCGAGCCGCCATAGGTAATGATGTCGCCAGCACTGTAACTGAAATTCGGTTGCCAGGTACCCTTGAAGGTCAAGGTCATCATCGGCATTGTGTACGGACCAAGTATGGAATGATCCGTCAGCACCACCGAGAACTGATTGCCGTGTACGGTGATGTTCGAGATACCGACACCCTGTGCACTCTTGGCCTGAATGTCCTGGATCGCCTGCCAGAAGTTTCCATCGACATCCTCGGGGTTAAGGTCGTACCCGAGACCAGGACCCCACGGACCAGTGGTGCGGAATTTGTAGACCATCTATTGCTCCGTAGCGGTCTGCTGTTCAACCGCAGCTTGATCCATGTAATAAGTGATGGTGATGTCGTAGTGTCCACTCCCAGTCTGGATCGGCGGCAACGTCGACGGTGGCGATGCACCAAACCCTGGAGTGAGGGTGATTGGCTTGTTGCTGGTCATGCTCCCCGGCGCAATGTAAGGCTGACCCACCGAGGTATCGGGGAGCTGACTGGTCCTTACTGCATCTTGAATGCCTGCGGGCATCAGAACCTCGATGGCGCCGACAGATCAATCGTCTGTATGATCTTGAGCGGCGAGGTTGGAATGACATAGTAGGTATTAAACGGGCCATTGGAGATCGGCCGTAGTGCCAGCTCATACCAAAGCGCCTTGCCTTGGTTCTGACCTTTCAACACAGCCTGCTGCACGGCGACCTGAATGTCATAAAATGGCGGTTCCGAGCTTGTGATAGTGCCTGTGCCGATGCCGCCGACGGAGGGAAAGGCAACTTCCTTGGTCTGGTTCGCCTGTGCCACCGCATTGTGGACGATCTGATCCAGCTCTAGCTGATAAGACTGGATATTGTTCTGGTTCAAAGTGCTTGGCGTGCCGTGCCATTGGCTGGTGAGTACAAGGTCATTGCCGTAGCCGTCAAAATGGATGCCATCGTCGTTGGGGTTGTTTGCAGGCGGTGCGTATGACATCTCGTCGCCGCCAGGGTCGAACGGACCTAAAAACCATTGGCTTTTTACGCATCCTTCCGGCGGCACTGTTGGCGGAACACCGTGCATAGGTCCAAAAGGATTGATCCCGCCATTGCCGCTGCCCCATGTGCCATTCCACCCACCGCCGCCAGTTATCCCGCCTGTGCTACCTCCGCTGCCCGGAGAAAGGATAGGTGCGCCATACGGCGTAGCATAAACAACGCCTTTGGTTGTAGTTAATGCGGATATAGGTATAAAGACATCACGCAATATAGGTGGCGTAGGATCATATCTTTGATATCCACGTTTAACGTAGTGTTCAGTGACGTAGCTCGGCACCCCGTAATCAGTCAACGGCGGTCGCGATGCCTGCGGTGTGCCAGTGAGATCGACCTGCTCCTTGCCGATACTACACCCCAGCAGCACTGATCCTTTGATGACGCCACTGTCTCCATCGACCATTAGTTTGTAGCCAATCACTTTGCCAAAGGCTTCGCCACCCGGCAGGTTGATGTTTCGTACTTTGCCGTTCATACGGCATGAGAGCATCGCTGCTGTTTCAAAACGGGTTTCAAAACTTACCTGCGCTGCGCGGGCACGTTTGCGCAGCTTCGCCCGCGCGCGAGAGAACAGATTTTCTATTGCCATATTACCGCGGGTGGTCGGAAAGAAGCTTGCGGCGTTAATCATGCCGAGGCCGCCGCCAAGTGCCGGTCCGGCAGTGCCGACACACAACCACGTTGCTCCGTCATTAATCTGCGCGCCTTTGGCCTCAGGCCAGGAATGATAGTACAGACTGGTTTCGCCGCCTTGGATGCAGATGTAAGCAAACGCGCCCGAGGGATTGGTGAAGCCGATAAAGCTGGGTGCCTGATCGTCCGACGGGCCGTTAAGTATCCCAGCACGATTGCATTGACTCATCGCTGCATACGGGCCGCCATTGCCGTGGGTGAACACCGTATACTGCGCCACCGGCAAACCTTGCTTGGGAAACGTGAGTGAGCCGGGCTTCAACGCCGAGTCAAAGTCGGGCACGCCGAGGATAGGTTTAGGGACAATCAACGTACCGATCCCGACACGGGCTGCAGGCACCCAATCCTGTGCCGAACTTGGTGGAGGGGTGTCTCCCAAACTTGCCCACACCACGGTGCCGTCTTGCGTTGTCTGGCCAGGGATGTTGGAGAAGATCGGTTCTTCCGCACCAGTGTTGCCGCTAGTGACGCAGATTTGCGAAGACGATTGTCCGGGCACCAGCGGGTTGTCTGGGAAGATGATCACTCCGACACCTACAGCATGACCCCCGCCAACCGTTGACCAGTTGTCGAGATCAAGCTGTGGCTCTGAAAGATTGGCACTTTTTAATGTGATAGTTTCGGTGTCTTCGACGACGGTCGGATCGACCAGCATCGGCTGCACATCAGCCTGTACCGTCAGCTCGATGCGTTCGACCCGCTTCCTGTCGGCAAAATAGGCGCACGAAAGAACCGCCAGCGATTGTTTGCCGTCAAAACCGAGCTTGAAAGTTTTATAGCAAAACCAGTCGATACTTGCTTTGGCTGGTTGATTGATTGGATCAGGATTGCCTTGGGCGTCGACATTGTAGGGGTTGATAATCCCCATCTGGCTAGATTGCTTGAGGACGATTTCCGTCCCCCACGGCGGCGTGTAGTTGATCGAGACCGACATGGTATCGCCGGTCTGGTGGGTCTTCATGGTGTTGACCCACTGATAGGTGTACGAAGTCACCTGCGGAGCTGCTGTCATCAGTGCCAGTGAAGCTGGGTCAGGATCACGTTCGCCCGCCCAGGCGATGCCGACGTACCAACCGCCGCCGAGCGCTTGCCCTGACTGCGGCCACGCGCCCACAAAAGGTTCCCCACCCAAAGTGGGAAACGCCCACGACCCCAGCGCAATCGAACCGCCGACTTGCTGGTTCCAATTCACTTCGGCCTTGACATTGACGGCGACCAGAGGCGATTGTAGTGTCTGAATATCGAAACTGTCGTAGAATACTTCTTCGTCAGCAAAGTCGACAGTGCCATCCTCACCTAAGAGAATATCGGAAGCCAAAACTTTCAAAGTAACCCGGTCTACGTGATAAAGCGCTGACCAGCCTTCGAGTATTGTATCTGGATCATCCCGTTTAAGATCGTCCACCCAGATGTAGTCGTAGTGTGGCGCGATCTTCAGCCCTTCTGCGATCTGTTGCTTCTGCTGTACGTAGTTGTCAGCTCGCGCGATGAACTTGATGCGAACGGTATTGAGCAGCATCTTTTCAGGGATGCCGATTAATCGCCCATAGAACAAAGGAAACGGCCCGCACTCGTCAACCGAGTAACTGATCCAAGCCCAGGCCATCAGATGTGGATCAATCAGACCTCGCCGAGGGTTCTTGATCTCGATAACCGCCGTCGGTATCTGGCCTTCATCATGCTCGATCAGCAGGTTAAAAATATTTTCGTCAAACCGAGCTAATGAAACATCCCAAGGTGTCCCAATTGGCGTCCAAGCAAAATATAACGTATACTCGCGGTTCATTTCTCTTCAGTGTCGATCTGCCAGTCGTACAGCGCTGGATACTCGGCGAGCGCTGCTCGGATATCCTTGATCAGACAAATCAGTTGCGGCCGGTAGTAGGTGATATGACCGAAGCTCTTCGAGGAGCCCGCGACCACCGGACGAGAGGGGGAGGCCCCCAATGGGTACGACAACTCGAACACGCAGTCGATCATCACCTCAGTGCCGATCCACGCCGAATCCAAGCACGGCGTTTCGCCGTCCTTGCAGGTGATCGTGGTCTTGAGTTTCTGAAACCGGGTGTCAACCAGCGATCGCAGCACGGCGTTGACATCACGCCGCAACCAATCATTCCCCTGCCCGGAGGGCTTGATCGGTTCGTAGGTCTGCGTCAACCCGCGTGCGGAGTATGGCGTCAACACCGGAGTGTTGGTCCCTGATAGAGGTGTAATGACCAGCAGTGTGCCGAAGGGGAGATACATTAGCTGTACCAGGAGGGTCTTTGTCCGGTGGAGCTGATCTTCGCCCCCAAGGCCGAACTCTGCAGCGCCGTCATGGTGTCCGGAGCAATCATCGCGGAGAATGATCCCTGATTGGTTCTGATATCGAGCTGATGATAACCAGCCATCCCGCCTCCGCCGCCGCCTCCGGCAACATAGGGCCCCGGCATAGTTGATTCCATCTGCGCAACACCGGCTGCAAATGAACTGGCCAACCGTGCTGCGCCTTCTTCCAGGCCGAGCGCTTCTGGCCCAGGTTGCAGGTGCGTGTCTTGTGCCGGTTGGGTGTTCCGCAGCATCAGGTTGCTGACATCAATAGGGCCACCGCCTTGGTAGCCGCGGGTGAAGTGACTGATGGCATCACCGAGGTTCGAGCCGTCGGCCGACACCAGATACTCGCCTTTGCTAGCCCGGATCAGCCCGCCTTCAGCGTACCTGTCGGCATCCGCAGCCACCCCTTCTCTGAACCGCTGCTGTTCCCGCTCGCGCACCGATGAACCACGGTGCATCCGGAGAACCTCATTCAACGTCATCGGCTCATGCTTGTGAGATTCCGAATACAGCAGCGCGCCGAACTGCCCCAGGGTCATGGCAGGGCTGGTCGCCCCCAAGGCCATATCAGCAGCCATCGGCAGTTCAGGCGCTAGAAACCGTGCTGCCGAAGTTCCCCAGCCGATAGCCTTTTGAGCAGCCATGCTGATGGCTTCCGGAGGAACGTTGATGCCTTCGCCGACACCTGAAACCCCTTCGCCTTCATGCGTCATCTGCTTTTCTTCTTGCAGAGATTTCAGATAATCCTCGGCGTTCTTGATCTCACCGCCTTCGGCATAACCCTCAGCAGTTTCCTTCTCTTTTTTCTCTCCTGCCGGTTTGATCTCGGGCGGCGAAAATCCTTTGGATTCCGAAGTCAGCGCATCCATGAACCGGGATACAAGCCCTGGCGGTCCAGGGGCCTCACGCGGCAACGGTACAGGAGCCTCGCGCGGCAACGGTACAGGTTCAGCAGATGTCTGCCGGTCCAGAAATTCCTGCCTGGAAGCCCTAATGGCGTCTTCCTGGGTGACGCGTACCATTGGACCGGGGAATTGGTCGGGCAGACGGTAGACTGCCGGATGCGGAGCCAGCACAGCTTGCTTGCGCTCTTCACGAAGTTCTTCGACTGTCTTGCCTGCCTGCAGTTGCTTCAAATACTCTTGAACGTTCTTCGGATCGAAATCGCGCGTCCGCATACGAAGCTCGTAATCGGCAGCGAGCTTCATTTGCTGTTCGTTGGCATACCCTCCCCACGGCCCAGGCCCCTTCGTCGCAGCCGCAGTCTTCGGTGCCACCCCAGGCCCTGTGAAAGGTGCTTTTTCCGTTTCATGCTCAGGATGCATGGGGTGGAAAGCCTTCGGCGCCTGATACGCCCAGGAAGGTTTGTCCCTCTTTATCTTCTTGATCGCCGAACGGTACAGGTGAGTTCGTTTGTAGCCCAGGGGGTCGTTGGGATCGATCTCGCCGCCACCAGCATAACCTGGGATGAAATGCCTGACAGCGTCATCGAGGTTTGATCCGTCTGCGCGGATCATATACTCGCCCTTTGAGGCGTGAATCAGATTGCTGTCACTGGTGCCGCTGCCGTATCCGCCGACAAGGCCGCCACCAACCATGTTATCCTCGTCGTCACCTTTGCTTTTGTCACCCCCTCCACCTTCAACCCCTGTCGTCCCTCTGATACCGCCAGCAACTGTGTTCAAGGCGTTAACTACGCCAAACCCGGCTGTCTTAATGCCGGTGGCCACGTCGCCAAAAGCTCGTGTGGTCGACTGCACACCTTCACCGACGCCGACCGCCGCCCCGCCATACTTAACCTGGAGCTTCTGGAACTCTTCTTCGGCTACGGTCCGTCTCGAACTCGGCAAGCCCTGGTCCAGTCGCTCCAACACGCCGGTGCGCCAGTCTTTCTCTTCCTTAGTGAGATTGGCCCCGCCTGACTGGAAGAAATCCAACCAGCCACCGGCTTGCGGTCCACGTTGTATCTGAGGGATGATCTTCCCGAGCTGTCCCACCTTCTCCGCATCCGTTAAACCCGCGAACGGCCCTGCAAGAAGTTGCTTCGTAACATCGATGATACCACCGGCCTCGCCGCCACCCATCTTGAAGACGGCTTCGCGCAGCGCTTCGGGCTCGATCTTCCCGGCTTCTACTCCTGTGATTGGCTGCCCGGCAGTGAGCATCTTTTCGACTTCGGACGGCAACCCGTAACGCAGCCGTTGAGCTTCTACCTGTTGCTTCTCTGCGTTAAGGCGCGCCATCTCGAATTGCTGCTGCGCCTGCTGTTCCGGCCCGAGGCCAGCCTGCTGCATCATCAACCGCTTTTCTTCGGCCATGTCAGCTTCCTGCTTGCGAAGCTGAGCCTGTTCCTCGCTGTACTTGGCTTGATCGAGCGCTAGCTTGGCCTGTGCTTGTTGACGCCGCTTGACGACATCCGGATCGGGCATATCGCCAAACATCACCTGACGATAACGCTCGCGCGCTTCTGCAACGGCAAAGCCTGCCCCTTGAACTCCGAATTGGGCGCCCTGAACAGTCAACGGTCCCTGAATATCCTGCAGCACCTGCTGCTGCGGAGCGAATTGCAGGTTGATCCCGGCTTGTGCCAGCCCTACTTGAGATTCTTTTACCTTGAGGTTGGACTCGGCAATAGTTCGCCCAGCGTCTTCATACTTCTTCTGGATTTCCGGCATCTGCCGCTGGGCGGTCACTCCCAAACGGATGAAACTTTGCTTGAACTCCTCGACGTTGACCCCTGCGTGAGTTGCTTGAATGGACATATCCAAGAATTTCTCTGGGGTAATCCCCATGATCTTGGACATGTCGTGAAGTTCAATATTGGTCCGAGCCGACTCCACTCCGAACTCATGCAGAGCTTCCGCAGCGTCATAGACCAGCTTGACGCCAGCAACACCAAGGGTTGCTCCAATAGCAAGCCCCGGAGGCCCGCCACCTCCCAGTATGGCGCCGCCTAACAAACCAGGACCGCCCGGGATCAAAGCATTACCAAGGGCGGCACCGGTTACTGTCTCGAGCATCCTGCCCTTGAATGCGTCGGCTAAGCTGGCTCCCGCTGCTTTCGACACCTTGGCCAGCTCGGGCGCCAACAACTGCCCAGGCTGCAGCATGACCGGTGTTGTAACCGTGCCGATCTTCCCTGCGCCTGCTCGTTCTTCCGCACGTTCCAAAAACGGCTTCAGCAATTGGTTGGCGACAAACCCAATCGAACCATGCCGAAAGAGAGCCGCAATGCCTTCGAACACCGCCACCGCGGGCTCGATGCGCTTCATCACCTCTTGATGCGCAGCCGTAGCTTCGTGCTTTACCGGACCTGAAGTGAGTGGTTGCGGCTGCAATTTGGCGATGTGCTCTTTCGTCACCTTCGCCATGAGGTCGGAAAGCGGCCCGATCGCCTTGTCGGTTTGCGGCGTTCCTGTGACAAGGTTCTTGGTCGCCGCCTCGAACTTTTCTTTGTAGCTCTTCCCAGCCGCATCCCCCATCTTCCCACTGTCTTCGACAACGGTGCCGGGATCGTTCTCCCATTTGATTGTTAGCAGTTTTTCGTCGTCAGCCATTGGTTATGGCCTCACTTACGAGACGGTGAAAAGCGATCCTTGCCTTTTCAGCTTCTTCCTTGATGATCTCATGCAGGTGAAATTTCTTGGGAATGTCGACGGATTCCACCCCAAAGTAACGCCAAGGCATGTCACCGGCCTTGGCTGCATCCACGTCACCGAGCAGCGGTGTACCGCTCTTGCTGGTGGCGCGGAACAAGTTACCAGAGTACACACGCGGCCACACATCGATCCCGGCGGCCGCACGGTCTACGCCGATGAACGGCAGCCACATATAACCAGAAGGGTTCTTTGCCTCGATATGCGCGCTATATTCGAATACAGGCCAGTAGACCTGGGGCGGTCCTTCAGGGTCGATTGTGACATCGAGCCGTATCGTACGTTGGGTCTCCGAAATGTCGGCATTGATCATTTCAGTCCATTTGTCACCGAAGTTACCAGCCTCCTCGATGTCTTCCTGGGTGCGGAACAGGATGAAATCGGCAGTCTCCTGCGCAGCCTCACGCATGGCCTCGCGCACGACACCGCCGAGCTTGTCCATTTTCATCTGGGTCCAAGGACCGAGACCTTCGCCTTCGAGCGAGAGACGTAGCTCCATCAGTCATCAAACCTCAGTTCGATCTCTGCCGATCTGGCCCACTGTTCCATAGCTTTTTTGTACCCTTCCGAATTAGCCAACGCTGTTCGCATCGCCGAGACGAAGTCCATGCGCTCACTGACCTCACGTTTGTTTTTCAGAAATAAGAGAGCTGACATCTGCCGCGGCGTCAGCTTCCAGACGGCTGGGTGCTGGGCGCATCCGAGGGCTTCGGCTTGGGCGGCGATGCCGTAGCCTGTCCCCTTGAACTTACTCGTACGACTACCTCCATAGCCTCCAAAGTCGATTCGGACATGGACTGTAGGTCTTCGAGAAAAGGGCCGACACCGTCAGGAAAGGTGCATCTCCCGATCACTTTCATCACTTGGTTCTGATCGGCCGCACCCAGCGCGCGGCTCAGGCTTTCGGTCTTCTCGTCACCAAGAAAACTCTTGGTGCCTTCAGGATTGCGTTGCGAAGCAGCCAGCAGCGCGCCCATCAAACCCGGGTCCATCTTGATGGACTGTGACCCGGAATCAGCCATCTGCTGAAATGCGTTGGGATAGCGCCGCAGTATCTCGCCGATGTCTTCCCCGCTGATCCCGAAGATGTCGATTTTCCCGGTCCCGATGTCCACCCGCTCATGCCGCGGGAGGACATCGTTTAGTGACAGCATTGCTCCCATTTAGACTCCTCATTTTACGGCGACAGAATATCCGTCGCTGATGCCGTGCCGAACGACCCCAGCGCGTCGTCGTAGAGAACGTCGCATTCGAAATCCATCGAACCCCATGTGCCTGATCCCGTCGGCAGCAGCGACATCGCTTTATTCGGTGTGAACAGGCACAACGGAAAGATGTACGTCCACTGCGGGCCGACGACGTTGGTGGAAACGAACTTGAAACTGGCATAGATCAGCGGTTCCGACAGGATGCTGATCGTTTTGGTGCCCGGAGGACTGTTCGCTACAGCGCCCAAGCACGCGAACCCCAGGTTACGCGCGGTGAACTCTTCGAGGATCATGGTGAGCGACGCGGCCAATTCGGTCACGACCACCATGTCTTTCTTGCGGACGCCGATACGCGATGAAAAGTGTTCGAGACGGGTGGGTTTCACCTGAAACGTAAATTCAGTTATGTTTCCGGCATCAACCCAATCTGCGTCGGGGTTTAAGCTAGGCGGAACCAGCTTGATATACCCGATGCCGCGACCCACGATATAGTTACCAATATTGGGAGATTGTTCATGAGGGGCAACCATAGCCGCTCCTTTCCTTGCTCCTCCTCATTCAGCGCGACGGGAAAACGGGATAGCGAAACGCGTAGAGCATCATGAGCCATGCGCCATAGGCTCCTACGTGTCTCCCTACCATCAGGTCAGTTTCGAAGGCGCTCAGGACATGACCACCATTCGGCGTCACCAGATCGATCAGAACGTCATCGTTGGTGACGGTATCGTTGATGACATTCATCCAGCGGGACAGTTCAGGCCCCACCGGACTATAAGCACCGTCAAGGTTTTCGTTCTCGACGGTATCCCGATTTGCCAACAAAACCATGATCTGCGGCCGCATTTCCCATATACCAGTCGCCGACATCGGGATTTTGTGCCGCCACGGATCAGAGGTATTTCGAGCCCCGCCATCGTAAATAATCCAAGCAGGACGCGGCACACCAAACGGATTGCCGGTTTGCGCAGGCCGACGGTTCCTAATGGCGTATTGAATGCCCAGGCCGGAAATACCTGCTTGTCCGATCTGAAGGAGCCGCTCCAGAATGGCTTCGCGCCTGTCCAGCGAATAGTCGAAGCTCAAGCGCGCACCTGCAGACGCCAGTAGAGCTGTTGACGGGACGGGCCAACCCGGCCGGGTGGCGCAACGATCACCAGCCGCTCGTCCTCGGTGGGCGCTCCGCCAGGGGTGAGAACAGGAGCCCCCTGGTCGTCGAGCACCAGCGTGATCAGCGTGTCCTTCTCCGACGGTTCGGGATCGAGCGGCAGGCCGGTATCCGGCGCGATAGCCGAGATCAGCGCCTTGCGATCGGTCGGGTTCTGCGCCATCCCCAGCCGCTCGGCCGCGGTGAACTGGGCCGACAAGTACGATACGTACCGGTCCGGCAGGCCGGGCTGACGCAGGAGAGCCAAATCCCCGTAGCGTCGAATAAGCCCATCCCAGACCGCCCGCGACCGCGCGATGCCGAACGGAAAAGTGACGGTCACATCGCGATCCCGGTATTAGCCACGAGCACCGGCGGGAAGTTCTTCTCCGCCAGCTCCAGGAATTTGATCCCGTAGAAGGTCGTGGTGTAGTTGAGCGGTTTCGAAAGATCAGGTTGCTGCGGCACCGCGTAGGTCACCGACAGCTCGGGCGTGCTCTCCGAAGCGATCACTTGGCCTGTTCCGGACTGAGCGCGCTGGATCGACAGCTGCAGGATATGTCCGGCGAGATACATCACCGCGACGGTCTGATTGGCGTTGTTGATCCAGTACCCCGTACCGAACGCGCCGCACGCCAGTTTGGCCTCCTCCAGCGCGAACTCGATGGTCGCATCGGGGATGTTCTGGAACTCCGGAAACTTGAACTTCATGCTCTCGGCGGAAGGCTCAGCCATTTGGCGCTCCCGTATTGGTGACGGTCATGATTCCGACCGTGCAGGTGACCACTTCGCCGTCTCGTGGAAGGATCGTAGCCTCGTGGTAATAGTTTCCGATCAACGCATCGGTATCCGCCGGGTCCAGAAACACGGTAAACAGCAACTGATCCGGATCGGTGATGACAATGCCGCCGTGATTGACCGATTTGAAAATCAACACGGTTGATGTGTCCGGCACACCAAATGCCTGCGGGTAAACCATCCAGGTGATATCAGCCCCAACGATGGAGACACCGTCGTCAGGGTTCACATCGAAGAACAACGAGGTCGTGTTGCCTCGACTGACTGGGAAGTGCTGTATCTTAGCTGTCACGACGGTGATCTCCTGTCAGATCGATCCAGTGCGTGCTGTCGCCCTCGATGTCAGGACCAGGGGTGTCGTCGCCGAGGATTCTCACGCCCGGCTCCGCGGTGCCCAGGATGGGAACCCTGGTGTCGCGGTCGCCGATGATCTGAACCCGAGGATCAGCGGTGCCGAGCAGGTCCACTTCTTTGTAGAAGCGTTTGTTGCCACCGCCGGTTGGGTAGATGAAGTCGGGGTCGACGAAGAGCCCGGGCGCGATCACAAAGTTCTGGTTGGTGAGCGCGATACTGGCGGCAATATCATCAATGTGGTCGTGATCGATCACCAAGCCGGGCCGCAGCACGTAGTCGGGCAGCGAGATCGACGGCGAATACACCACATCGTCATCGATGACCTTGCCTGCACCGCCGCCCGACCCTCCGCCCACCCCTGGTGAGATCGTGAAGTCGTTGTCGACCAGGAACGGCGGCTGCAACAACGCATCGGCCCGGACCGTCGGCGGATAGATGAAGTCCAGGTCGTTCAGCAGAGCCTGCAGGAGCGTCTGCGTGGGCGGGGGTAGCCCAACCACGGCAGGCGTGAAAAACGCATCAGCGTCCACTACAAGCCCGGGAGAGAGCACGTAATTGGCAAGGACGACAACGGGCGGGTAGAACACGTCCCCGTCCACCAAGATATCCATCCCGATCCCTTGGTCCGGGAGGGCTAGCCTGGAGACATCCGGAACGAAGAAACTATCGGTATCGACCACCAGCGACGGAGCGAGCAGGTAGTTCGACAGCACCACCGACGCCGCATAGATCACATCGGGGTCGACAAACAGGTCGAGGGCAATATCCTGCTCGGGCGGTGGCAGTCCGACCACGGCAGGCGAGTAGAAGATATCGCTGTCGATCACCAGCCCCGGCATCAGGGTGTAGATCGAGGTCACCGTGGGCGGCGAAAACGTATCGTCATCGGTGAAGAAGCTGTCGATCGCAGTGTCGAGCCCGGACAGCACCGGCACATTGACGAAGTCCGGGTCGATCAGCTCGGGCGGCAGGATGGTGGCCGCACCGCCGATCACCGGCGGATAGAACAGGTCTTGGTCGACAAACAGCGGCGGCTGCACCGTCGCGTTCGCCGAGGTCAGATAGATGATGAAGAACGGCGCCTGCTTGTTGTCCGCCGAGGACTGTCCGAATGGATCGGTCGGCCCGTCGGCAAAGGCATCGTTGTTCCAGCGCGAACCCGACTTGACGTTCTGCAGGAACGTCGAGAGCGACTTGTCAGCTTGCACGGTCGGCCATACGCGCTGGCCCGCGAGCACGGACACCGGCGTGATCAGCGGAAAATCGTTTTCGCCGCTGATCACCGCGGCATTGTCATGGGATTTTCCCAGGAGAGCCCCAGCGTCCGGCAGACCGCCGACGTCGCCATAGAGCAACAAGCGCACATTGACGATCTGGGCGCCGTTCGCCGTGATCCCCAGCATGGTGATCAGCCCTGATTGGGTCATCACCTGCGAAGTCGTGTACTTCAAGTCTCCCGGGATATTTCCGCCACCTCCGCCGCCTCCGCCCTGCTTTTGTCCTCGCAAGACTGCGGGGGTGAAGAAGATGTCACTATCCAATAATTTGGGAGGTACGAGCGTGCCATAAAGAGGCACCGCGGCGGAATAGATGATATCGGCATCCATCACCAATTGAGGCTGCAGTACCGAACCCTCACGCGGAGCATAGATCACATCCCCTAGGCTGACCAACGTAGGCAGTAACTGCGCCGTCGAGACCATTAGCGCGGTGAAGAAAACATCAGTGTCTTGTATCTCAGGTGGTAACAATATTGTCGGCTGAACATTGACGACGGCTGGAACGTAGAACACGTCGTTATCAGATGCCAGTGCTGGAAACAGCGAATAGGTAGTAGTGATCACAGGAGCAAAGAATGAGTCCGTATCGATGAACAGCGACGGCAGCAGTGGGTTAAATGACAGTGCTACAGTAGAGTAGATAACATCTATATCGGTGAACAAGTCTGGCTCGATCGAGGAGTCCGACTGTCTGGAAACTGTTGGTGAATAAAAAGCCTCGACCGTGATATCGTCATATAAATTTGGCTGTATAGTATAGACAGATAGAGCAATTGGTGAGTAAAACGTATCATTAGTGCTGTCATCAAATAGCGCTGGGAAAATGGTGCCGGAGGATACAATGTTTGAGGTATAAAATGTATCGTCAGCACTATCGTCGAATAGTTCGACGGTGAGGGTGTATGTTGAGACAGCTGACGGTGCATAGAAAGTTTCTGCGTCAGTAAAGAGATCAGGTGTAAGGCTTACTACCCCAGGAATTACGTTGGGTTGATAAAAGGTGTCGGTGTCGGAGAAGAGCGGGGGTGCAATCGTTGCACTGGGGGCAACAATTGACTGGTAAAAAGTGTCGTCTTGGTCAACAAACCCAGGAGTAAGATTCTGCAGGAGTGAATTATAAAGGTAGGTGGCTTGCCCTTGGAAAAATATCTGGAATGGATCTTGTCCCAGACTAGCCATTTCCCCATCAGAGAGTGCTCGGTTCCAGCCCACAGCCAGCGCAATGGTGCAGTTTGCAGCGCTGGCTTCATTGCTATTTGGCATCTCGCCAATGCCGATACCGTTGGAACCTCCGGAACCGGTACCACCAATGGCCTGAGAATTTGAAGTTGACCTATTCCCCGTAACGTCGACGCCATCGCGCCACAGCGATATCAGACCACCTTGACGCTTCATAATCCAGCAGTGCGGATTACCATCTATCATATTGGCGGTGGAATCTGCCCAGCTCGATGTTGTTCCACCACTCGTGCTCGATCCACACGCGGAAGTCATCATACCGGCGGTATTGGTTTTGGTGCTTTGTGAAAAGTTCTGGATGAAGAACTGTATACCAGGCTGTAATTGACCTGCATTTCCCTGGACTGCCCCTCGTCTGAATGCTGCAGCAGAAGCAGGATTCCACAACATTAAAAATGAAAAGTCGCCTGTGTACGATCCATTGGATGTTTTGATCCAATCTGCACCACCAGTAAAATAACAAATAGAGGTAGCAATAGCAGTAGTTAGCTTATGACCAAGAATCATGTTCCCGCGATAATTCATCCATGTAGGGGTAAAAGCCTTAAACGAAGAGGCGCCAGAATTACAAGAACCAATTATACTCCAGTTGACCGAAAGGCCTGCGCCATGATTTGGACTTATAGGAGTAGACGCAAAAACTAGAGCGTCGGAAAACTGCTTCGACCTGTCTATCTTGAAGACAGGAAGTGGAGAAGTTGGCGGAACAATAATCATGACTAACTAGGCATTCTGGAACTGTATCGGTGTGCGAGTGACTACGTTTCCACTTGACGCCATAGTGACGCCTGAAATATTGATGAACGCAGCCCCCCATTTCTTGGGCACACTCAACCCAAAGCATTGTGACAGCCGCACGGTGTTGTAATAAAGGCGGCTTGATGTGCCGTCGACCGTAATAAGCCCAGCGAACTTGAGCGCTCCGGACAACTTGACGTTTGCCGAAGTGAACGTGACGGTGCCTTCCGAACCCGTTATAGTGTCCGGATAGGTCGGAGTATCATCAAGAGTTTCCCACAACCAACATTCGCATGTCGCTCCCGCTGTTGGCGAGGTACCCATCTTAATTACCCAACTCACCATTTCGTCCATGCTGAGGTTGGATGTATTGTCCACTACTGCAGACATCCACCCCGCGGTCCCACCTGAGGAGTTGGCAAGGGATTGAAGGTTCGTAGTCGTGAAAGCAACTGACGAGCCATATGAGGGTTTAAGGATCGTGGACATAGAACTACCCCTTTTAGGCTCTAAAGTGTTCTAGTGTTTCCTGAGTAGGTCTGGGTCGACGTGGAAAGGCATACTGATGTGCTGTGTAAACGGGAAGATGCTCTTACGCTTTCCCGTCACCGAGTCGTAGTGGTCAAGCAAGAGCTGGCCGGTCTTGCCGGCCTTCTCGCGGTACTCTGCGTCGGCGCCCATCCTGGTGTCGTGCTTCTGGCGGATGGCGTTGATGGCGAGGTTAAGAGCCGCCGAGATCACCTCGTCGTACTGATGCCCCTTGCACTGCAGGCCGAGCTTGCGCATCAGCTCGGCCCCCTGCTCTTTCTTCAGAGGGTCGTTCGGGTTCTTGAACTCCGTCATGCGGCCAATCTCTCGAAGATGCGGGAATAACTCGCGGCCAAGTACCGCCCCGTCCGCGCCACGGCGCCTGGGATTTCATGATGCATCGCGTTCCTCGCTTCTACGCCGCCGAGCCAACTCGGCTTCGATTTCTTCCGTGGTGTACCGTTTCATACGATCCCGCAAGCGAACACCAGAAGGATGCGTACGATCCCACAGCTCAAGATTTTCAGGACGGTTATCATCCCGATGACCGTTGATATGGTGCACCTTTTCATGAGCCAACAAAGGTCGTCCAAGCTCTTGCTGCTTGACCCATCGATGTGTCCACATCCAGCGCGCCCGTCCTCTGCTCTTTAGCTTTACGCCAAGAGTCCCTTCTGGAACTTTCGTCAGCGTATAACCGCTCGGGTCTGGGATGACCATTCCAACCGGACAGGTGAAGTCGTAAAAGCACTCTTTACTACAGAAACGCTTCGCACCGTGGTGACTGTAGACGTACGACTTACCGCAGTTTTCGCATATTCCATCGCCGTGCTTACAGTCTAAGCAGCAAAACTTGCTACGATTACTTGTCGGCTGGAACACCTTACCGCAACGGGCACAAGAAACACGACGGCATGCCGTCGAACAATACTGCTTAGTGCTATGCGGATAATCAGGAAACTTTTTCTTGCAGGTCAGGCAAATAGCAACACGAGCCCTGTGCCGAACTGAGTGGTAATGTAACCACCATTCACCATCCTCAAAGGTGAAGCTGTGTGATCGCTCTTTGGTAATCGACGTGGTCGATACCGTCGAACGCTTGGACCGCTTCCGGGGCATACGCTTTGACTTCATTGGCCATGAATCCTCGATAGCGTCGAGACGGGTTGTCTCCGACATACGAGAACTCATAGACACCAAGAGGCCCCATCTTGTCAACTTGAACGATGGAGACCTTATGTGACTTTGAACTTATTAAGAATATTCCTGAGGCATTCCACGTCACAACAATGTTACCCCCATTGGGGGTCACAGGTAAACCAGTGACGGAAGTATCTTCGTACATCACCAGACGCCATGTCGTGTTGGCGCCCGCGTTCTTGCGATAGACAACCAGCGCACCCACCGTCGAACCCGTCACTGCCGTATAGGTCACGTCGTCGGCATCAAAGGTGCCGTTGGTCGTGGTCGGCGTAGTGAGCTGCTGGTCTGTGCCGACGACACCTGAAAGCGACGAGTAGAACTGGTGCGTCGAGGAGTAGGTGTACGAACTGGTATTGACCAGCGCCAGGAACGGCGCCGTGGTGGCGGAGGTTTGCAGCAAGTCGCTGTTGGCGTCGCCAGACAGGACGGACTGCTTGTACTTGGGGTATAAAGCGTTGCTCACAGTAGCCTCCTATGGCCGGAATCTTGGACAGGAACGCCAAACATGAAGTTCGGCATTTGCGGATGTGGATGCGCACGAAAAACGGAAATCAGCGATAGGAACCTACCACGATGCGGATGGATCAAAGGCAAACCGAAACCGTTCCTTCCGCATCACAGCAAGAACCGCCATGTCAGCAAGGATGGCGTTTACAAGAAATGCTGCAAATGCTCGCGCTGGAAGAAACTCTATGACTTCCACAGGAAGCAGAGAGCCCCTGATGGTTGCCAAGAAGTGTGTAAAACATGTTCTGCCGAACAAGCACGTCTTTACCGCACATCACCAAATGGCCGGGCAAATAGAGCAAGAGCGGCGAGAACCTTCATTCTGCGCAGCTACTACGACATGACTCGGGAACGGTACATGGCCATGCACGAAGCCCAATCCGGCTTATGCGCAATCTGCAGAAAACCAGAAACATCAACGCGCCTTAGCACAACGCGACGGCTTTGCGTTGATCATGATCATCGAACCGGCAAGACCCGCGAATTGCTGTGTGCTCATTGCAACCATGGCCTTGGCAAATTCAAC